ATGCACATGCGGGGTATCAACTTTGTATTAGGTCTCGGCGTCGCGCTCGGCCTGTTAGCAGGCTGTCAGGCGGCTTCACCGGCAACTAAACAAGCCAGCAGTCAATCATCTAAGACTAGCGCTAAAAGCGTTCACAGCTCGGCTAAACACCAAGCACAAGCACGGCCTTATCAACATTGGCATACCGTCAAAGATGTTCACTTGCCTATTTTGATGTATCACAGTATTTCTAGCGGGAACCAGTTACGTGTCCCCGCCAAAGAATTTCAAACTGAAATGACTTATCTAAAGGCACACGGCTACCGAACGCTGACTGCCAATGAAGCCGTATACGCGCTCAAACATCGGCGAATTCCACAAAAGAAGATTGTCTGGATCACACTCGACGATAGCTATAAAGATAACATGACAGCAGCTTGGCCAATTTTGAAACAGACGCACCAACACGCCACCATTAATTTTATTACCGGCTTTACCCATAAGAAAAACCACTTAACTTTAGCTGATGCTAAGCGGATGCAAGCATCCGGTAATATTGATTTTCAAAGTCACACCGTTCGCCATCTGGATTTAAATAATTTAACTTACCAGGTTCAACTTACGGAATTATCAAGTTCCAAAAAATGGCTCGATCATAATTTACAACAGAACACACAAGTTATTTGTTACCCAGCCGGCCGTGCTAATCAGCAGACCATTAAAGCCGATAAACAGGCTGGCTATCAGTATGCCCTATCAACGGCACCTGGCATCGCCACCAGCACACAGAACCCATACAATCTCACTCGACAACGGGTCGTACCTGGAATGTCGCTAACGGCCTTTCAGACACTATTAACGAGTAATAATTAATTCATAGGACCCTTACTTGTGACACGATCCCAAAACCCTTTTTTATGAGCGCTTAACAGTGCTGTTGTGATCACAACAGCCAAAACGCAAAATTGGGGTTTTAATTTGATACCAATTAGCAAAAGAGAAGCGTCATAATGNNACTTATCACCCGCACGGTAGTTATACCATCAAGGGTAGCACGCTATAAATGCCATTTATAAGCCATTTCTGAAAAAGAGAGATTTTTAATTTACAAATCGTGGAAGAGCACAAATTAATTTAATATTGGTCCTTTTTTTGATGTTTTGCTTTATCCACTATTATATACCAACTTATTATCTCAAACACACAAAAAAAGTCCCACACCAGCCAATTAAGGCTAGTGTGGGATTTTACAAATGACTTTACATTTTTTACTAAAGGGCAAAGTGTTAACATTGCATCTGTTTGCTTCGTTTTTCGCTGAGATACTTTCTCTTATGTATTAGCCATCTACCTTTACAGCAGGCGGCTTTTTACGCAAAAAATTCCCCACGCCGAAGCGCAGGGGAATTAATCAAGTTATAACTATCATCCAGAAACTACACTAGAGACAATTAATATTATACTTATTACTTGCTATTCTGTAAAGTATTGTAGTTATCTAATTAGCTATATTGACAGCTAATAATGCTAAATCTAAACTCTCACTAACAAAATATACAGGCAAGCAACACAAAAAAATCTTCCACTCATCAAGCAGAAGATTATCCTCATCACTTCCGGCACCACTAACCGACAATCTTAGGGGGATTTGAAAGCTGTGATACTAATAACAGGACAAGGGACATAATAACACTTGTCGGTTTATATCACAATACCGAAAGTAATCTATAGAAAAATATTAATAAGTCCTTGTTATATTAATCAGGTTTAATGTATAATAACTGTGTTCTTTATTATCTTAGGAGAAACAGAACACCCATTTTATTTATTTAAACATTGGGCCAGTCTTGACTGGCTCTTTTTTATATATTTTGTTAACAAAAAATCCCCCACGCCGAAGCATGGGGGACTAGAACAGTTCACGATTATTATACTATTTTTTCTCCTGATTGTGAGGCGGATTCTGACGTCGTTTCAGTGTTAGATGATGCAGAACTATTCACTGCAGCGACTGTGGACGTTGGTGTTTGCGCTTCGTCAGCAACTTTATTAGCCGTCGCTTCAACTTGGCTTTCCTCGTCACTTTTAACTGTTGGTACTGTCACTGTTTGAACGTCAGTAATAACGCCCAGCATACCGAGGATCGTTAATACGGTATTCAATACTGCGATAATCGCTGACCAATCACCAGTAAACTTAACACCAAACATGGCAAAGACTTGTTGAATCAAAACGATCAGTAAGGAAATAATCCCAGCGATCAATTTACCGTTCAAACTTCCATCGGCATTCTTAAAACTAATTTTTTTCATTTCCTTTGGCTTCCTTTTCATATAGATGTTTAAATTCCATATCATGACCATCTAGCCGGCCTTCTACCTTAATGACCCGATTTTCAATCGCATTCATTGCTTCAGCATTTTGCTGCCTCACTTTTAAACTTTCATCGGTAAAATGGCTCAGCCGCTTGCCTAAATCGTTAAGCGGGATACGGACCGTCTTATTTAGAATCCAATTAGCTAGTACACAAATACTAGCGACAATGGCAACAATTGATCCCCATTCATCCCATCCTAATCCTAATAGTGTATGCAATTACCGCACCACCAATCGCTGGCCAGGATAGATAGTGGTGTAAATCGTCTTGCCATTCTGACTAGCTAATGTAGTCATACTTAGGCCGTTTCGCTGAGCAATTGACCACCAACTGTCGCCAGACTTGACTGTATAATACGTATGACTAACCAGCTTACCAGTAACTCGCTTCCCGTAGGCTTGACCATTGGTGACGCCTAGTTTAATAAAGCCGTACAGGCCATTTGAACGGGTGTAGCGTGCCCATACATAGTCATGTTCAATAATGACAGCGTTGTAAGTTACACTCTCACCCTTATGATAGGTAGCCACTTGGCTAACTTTGTCGCTATCCGTGTAGCGAACAGCTAGTGTCAGATTAGGATAGAACACCCCTAGCTGGCTGTATTTAACGACCTTAAAGGTGGCCTGCTTAGTGGCCTGAGCCTTCTTAACATTGGCTTGAGCTTGTTTCTTGCTAGCAGTCGTGTAGCCTGATTTAGTAATTCCCGTTAGGTCAACATTGCCGTCTAATCCACCTGCTTTATACATGCTAGTGAATTGGAAGATAGCCACACCGTCCATTGATGGAAACCAGTTATAATCAGGGCTAGTTCTAACCAAGTAGTCTGGATACTCAGCTAGCCATAGGCAATTACCATAGGCTTTAACAATGGCGCTAGTGTTAACATGAGCATTGAGGTAAGCTTTACCGGAATACAACATAGGGGTATAACCAGCCGCTTTAATGAGGGCCATCTGGGCTAGAATGACATTAGTGTTGGCTGTCACACTATTAGAAGCACCGTCCTCATAGTCTAGTGCGACAATACTACCCTTGGGCGTCATAATCCGTGGCAAGTAATAGGCCATCATCGCCTTGGCATTGGTCATATTGCCACCGACACCGTCCCATAAATAGGTATGCACTCGTTTACCAGCCTGTTGAGCTGATTTAACTTGGCTGTTATACGTGGTCTGAGGAATATTAGTGCCACCATAAAAGCCACCTGCCTGTGAGAGCACGAACTTATCGGTGCTATAGCCGAATATCCCACTATTGCCGTTATACTTAGACCAGTCGACCCCTTGGTCACGACTAGTTGAAGCCTGACTGGTAACATTGACCATTAAAAAGGCCATAAAAATGGCGCCCACCGTTAAGATGAGTGCCTTTAACTTGTGCTTATTCAATTGTTTACCTCCTATTTGTCATTCCTGATTGAACGGTCAAAAGCGTCCTAAAATACACTGGCCTAGTCGTTTTAACTTATTAATTTTCAATTCACCATCTCTTCAAAGTTCATCTTTCACTTAATACTTATGATGTTGGCAATTCATTCTTAAGAATGGATTGCAGCACACTCTGCGCCTCCGACATCGTAACATCGTCTAACTTCTTATCTGAAAAATCTGATTCAGTGGCAGTAACATTCGCATTCACATATGTGCCAGTTTCAGACTGATTAAATTGAGTGGATACCGATGAAATCTTGCCAGCAGTAAAACTCCACCCACCATTAACTGCAATTAGAGAGTCAATTACTGATGGAATCTTATCCACCGCACGTTTGGATAATTCTTTTTTGGTTAGATCATCGAAAGTTTCATCTTTAGCTAAGTCAGTCGGATAAATAGTGACATTTGCTGTAATAGTTACTCGACCTTCTACTTCACCACGAAGGCCTGCAATTACAGAGCTTGTATTACCAGTTCCATCTATATTATAAGAGATGCTAGTGTTTAATAATTCCATCATTATTCCCCTTTTCCATATGCTTTATCGAACTGATCAAATACTAATGCGTATACTTGAGCTACTTGCCCTTCCATCTCATATGGATAGTCCTCAAGTGCATGAAATAAAGCTTTCATTCGTGCAGAATATGAGCTGATTTCAATGCTTACAGGTTCGTTAACTAATTGATCAAACTCTTTTTGAGCTTCGTCCATGGTGTAGTCATCTTTCAGAATTAGAGTCTTTTTGTCTTTCTGATAAATAAAATCTCCGGTTTCATCTGTTTTAAAAAAGTTCTTTTGTGTTGCTAATTGGTCAGCGTTAAATTGCTTGTTTAGGTCTTCAAGATGATTGATCAACCAGGTGCGCCCAAGAGAAGCTCGACCTTTAAGCTTGAACGCTGCTAAAGTGTTTCCAATGGTCACCAGTTGCCCATTTGTGAATGTTACTTCTTCTTTTCTTGCTGTCATAATTAACTATGCCTCTTTCATTTATTTGACTTTAGTTTCTAATTCAGTTATACGATCCCGATAATTACGAATCAACGGGATAAGAGCTAATGCGACTCGGTCATACTGGATACCCCTGACTGCCCCTTTGTCATCGTATTCAACAAGTTCGTTCAGACCAGCATCATCCAGATCATCGGCGATCATTCCAAAGTAAGTTTCTGGAGTTTTAGCATCAGGGTCAAGGGTCTTGGTTAATACCTCTTCCTTGTCTTTCCAATGTGCAACTGGAACTTCTAGAAGTTTATCACCTAGCTGGGTTTCAAATGTTCGAACAATATCGGTCTTGTACTTAGCAGCGGAATTCGATGGAACTAAGGCCCCATCGGGGGCCAAATATGCGTTCGCACCATGAGATGTTGAATGAGGAGAGTTTAGATAAATGTAATCGGCCATCACAGTGATGTTCTTACCATGTAGACCCGTCCCTGCATGACCAGGATCACCAACTCTTATAAATGGCGAATAGCTAATGTAGCCATTATTATATTCTCTACCCCCAGATATAATCACACCCCGTTCGGCACCGCCGATCTTGGTTACTTGCCATCCGGAGGTCGAATGCCCTCCAGAAATGCCTGCGAACTTTTCTTCTCCCAGTGGCGAAGAAAAGATACTTCCATCGTTAGCCCCGTTAGTGACCGCAAAATAGTCACGCCCCCAGAAAGTTGCACCACCCCAAGAGGCCCCTGCCTGAGCATTACTGATACGAACATATGGGCTAGTTTGACGGTCGAAAAATTGCGGTTGGATCATTTGGATTTCCCCGCCAGATATGAGTATACGGTTATCCTTGTCAGCAACTGACATATACTTGCTATTAATGTTAATATCAATCGCATTATCAGACGAATGGATACGTCCTTTCTGGAACTCGACATTACCGGTATTAAGATTAATTGATAGGTTACTACCGTTAATCGTACCAGTTGTGATATTGTTCGCATTCAAATGGATTACTTGTATTATATCAGCATTGATAGTACCGGCAGTGAGTTTATCGGCGCTTAGGTTCTCAATCATAGAGTTCTTAACGATCTCATTATCAATGTAGGTGTCCGCTGTAATATGCAGTTTATTACCAGATATTTTGATTTTTTCAGGGGTGACATTGATTGCATTAATAACCCCATTCTTCTCAACACGAAGAGTGATCTGGTCTTGAGTTTGAAGGATAGCAGAATATGCATGCTCAAGGTCTGCATTGGTTGTAATATCAGGAACGTATGCAGCAGCAGTGGTTCCTTGGTTGAGCATTGGGCATATCATAGCAATATGGCCACCACCATGAACACGATATGAAAGACAAACTGTTTCAGTTCCAGCCGGGGGAACAGCATTTTCAACTTTAATTAGTTCCAGTCCACGTGTGGTTTTATGCGTTTCCTTATAGCCAATACGAACACCCTTAGTGTCATAAAATTCAACAATAATCATTGCAGCAATGCCAACGGTATCCACATTTAAATAAGCACTAGCTGACCAAGGAGTCGAGATATCTTGGCCAATAACCATTTTTCTTGAGAACAAATTATACCAAACACTATCATCCGTCGTTGTTGGTTGATTAATGCAAATACCTTGATACCCATTAACCCATGACCAAGCATAATCTGACTTATACCACATAGCAGTAGTGCCACCGGTCCAAGATGGTCCGGCCAGATAATCGTATTGGAACTGTGAGTTAGTCACAAAATTTCTTGTCCCAATGGTATCGACTTTTCCTACAACCGAAGTTATCTGGCCACTCAATTGGGTTACCGTGGATTGGTCCGCCTTTCCACGTACAGTTGTTTTAACGGAATCAATAGTTTGAGAGATACTTGAAACAGCTGTGACTGTGGCGTTGTCCAATGGACTTGTTGAGTAATCAGTCGCATTGCCTCCAACTTCAAGTTTCGTTCTCCGGAATCGGAATACAGTCGTTGAGTCGAAGTTGTACACTTGCCAGCTCAGGTAAAATGCGGTTGCATTTGCAGGTATCGTGAATGTGTATTTAACTTTCACAAATCCTGAGGTATTAGTAGCTAGGTCCCCAGACTCGTTACCGGAGTAATTCGCCCAACCGCCATTTAATTGATATTGTGATCTGAAATGCACAGCCCCTTTGCTTACATATACTTCACCTTGAATAGTGTATGTTTGCCCTGGCTTAAGATTGTGCATGCTACCGTCAATATTGCAGAAACGGTAATACATTTCAGAGCCCGTAGGTTTTGTCATTTCAATGTAGCTATCGTTTCTTACCATAGACGCATTGTACTGAGGAGTTGAATTGTCCCCTTGGATTGAGACCGGGCCAACACCATTGTCCGCTGTATTCGCAAGTAAGTTTGTACCAACGGCACTGTCACTAACTTGCTGCTGAACAGTCAACAAGGTACTACTAAATCCCTTAGCAGTCTGTTTGAGTTGACTAATATCGTTCTTATTAGTGTTATTGTCAGTACTCAAAGAACTAAAATTAGAACTCAATTCTTTAGAGGATGCTTGCAAAGAACCGATATCAGTAGTGTGCTGGCCCAACGTGCCATTGACAGTCTGAAACTGCGCTTTAAACCCGTTTGAATCAACTTGAAGGGCACTAATGCTGGTTGTGTGCCCATCGACGGTGTTCTTAACGCTTGAAATAGTTCCATTGATACCATTAGCGCTAATATTAATCTGGTTTTGTGCCCATGTTTCGGTGGCATATCCATTAAGATCCTTCTGCTCAATCTTCTTAGAGATATCAGCTTTCATACCGTCAACCGTTTGAGAAAGATTAGAGAAAGCACTCACAGTCGCTGTATCTAATGGATTGACAGAGAAATCGGTGGCTACGGACCCTTTTTCAAGTTTCATTCTCCTGAATCTTAAAATCGTGGTCGAGTCGTACCCATCAACCTGCCAACTAGTGTAAATAGCCGTAGTTCCGTCAGGTATTGTAAACGTATAACTGATAGTAACAAAGCTATCAGTATTGGATACTAGTATACTGGATATTCCCTTGCCAAAGTCATACCATCCGCCTGCGGCCGTACATCGTTGGGCTCTAAACCTAACGTCACCTTTGGATACGGATACCTCACCTTGAATAGTATACGTTTGACCTGGCTCCAAACCATGCATTTCATTTGCTTCTGGACCACCAAATCGGTAGTACATCTCAGATGATGGGGATGGCGGAGCAGTTACCTGGGTATACTCTTTTGTTCTAGACAAGTAGCCAGATACGGTTAAGTTCCCAGTAAGCATTTTAACAGGATGACTTGCGTCATTATCATCACCAGTGTTGAGTAATAAGTTCGTCCCAATAGCACTATCTTGAACCTGCGTCTGAACAGTTTCTAAGGTACTGCTTACTTCAGTGGCAGTTTGTTTCAACTGACTAATGTCGTTCTTATTGGTCGTGTTATCAGTTGTAAGCGTATTAAACCCAGTAGTTAATTCCTTAGACGATGCCTGTAAAGAACCAATATCGGTAGTTTGCTTGCCCAACGTTTTAGTGACAGTATCAAATTGGCTCTTAAACGAGTTTGAGTCAGCCTTGAGGTCATTAATGCTGGTAGTCTGACTATCAACAGTACTCTTGATGCTGGACATGGTTCCGTTAATTCCATCAGCAGTCATTTTAATCTGATTTTGAGTCCAGGTCTGGGTGGAATATCCGTCCAAGTCACTTTTAGTCAACTTAGCAGCTAGGCCATTCTGTAGTTCAGCGATAGTCATAGTTGATCCGTCTGTTAACGTCTTATAACTCTGGCTAACTGATCCAGCAATTTGCTTAGCATCTTTAGAGTCAGCGGCTGCAGAAGAAGCCTGTTTAACTGCGTCACTAGCAGCACTTTGAGCATTCAAGGCACTGGATAAGGCATTGCCAGCTTTTCCTTCAACTCTACCAAATCCCGAAGCTGTTGAGTTTGCTGTGGCAACTGCGATACTAGCGTCACTTTGGGCACTTACAGCTTTGTCTACTGCTTGATGAGCTAGTGCATTCGTATCATCGTACTTGGCCGCAAGCTGGTCAGCTTTATCACTGGCCGCTTTAGCTGCATCTGTACTAGCCTTAGCTTCCAGTTCCACTTGGTCAACTTTTGCTTTCACTTCTTCCCCAGTAGCGTCCGACACAGTAAGTACCCATTTACCAGTTCCATCTGCCTGACGCTCGTAAGTCCACAATTCAACTTTATTACCGTTCTGCTTGTACCAGATATCGTTAAATTTAGCTCCGTATGGCGGTTCAGTTGTATCTGTACCATAGATATAGTTACCTGAAGCACCTTGCCGTCCACCTAAGTCAGCAACATATTGTGATAGCTCGCCTCGCCAAGCATAGCTACTACTAGAGGTTGAGGTCTGATCTGCTTTAGAAACAGCAGACAAACTGCCATCAAACGTCATAGTATAACCATTATTAGGCACGTTGAACTTGTTTCCTTTAGTATCCTGTAGTGTTAGCCAATCGCCAGCTTCTATTGCAGGATTGCCAAACCAATTCAAACTGAAAGGGTAGAAGGTCAAGCTTTGTAACTGTTGCCATATTGATGCTAAACGATCCATTGTCATCAAATTGTTGGTGAGTTTAATCTGTGATCCTGACGCTGCCCCTACTTGAAGCGTGTTTGTAGTTTCGGTACTCTGACCTGTTGAATCCGTAGTAGTCGTTGTGACCTCACACTGAATACCGCCAATTTTGTATGGTGCTTCATTTTTTGTTAAGCCACCTTGTTCATATTGGCTCGGGTCTAATGTATAATCTGGCTCTGTAATCGTGCGAATTGTTAATTTGCCGTCCCTATCAAACGTTGCAAATCCAGCATAAAATTGAGCAATCATGCCAATTGCATTTCGATACGTTTGACCGGTAATAGCACTCGGTAAGTTAACTTGTACAGGCAAACGACTAATGTCAGTTGTATTGAGTAACACGCCAGCCAAATTTGCAATTTCTGCAATCACACTGGTCATTTTCGCAGGGTAAGTTAACTTAGAAGTGTAGGTACCCTCCAATAGACACATCTGGTCATATGCCTTAATTGTTGTCTCATCGTTGTTTCGGTCCATTTGAATGTCATCTGATACGATAAAGAGGCCAAGCGAGCTATACTCGTAGCCATTAGATGTTTTTATGCCAATCTTAGGCCATACCGTCATGCCAGGTTTAAGTCCTTCAATTAAGTGTGAAAACTTAATTGTCACGCTGTTTTCATAATTCGAACCAATACCAAACGTATCTCCAGTATAGCCACCTGCGTCATATGAAATGGATGCAATATCTGTCGTTTTATAGTCAATCTTGTTAATTGTGACAACTGCATCCAACGTCCGTTCAGTTGCCTTCCATGCAGCGAGGGCTAAATCAGATTGCTTAATCATTAATTTTCACCCGCCTACTGTTCAATGAAATCCATTGAAACATTTTGCCAAATATAATCTGATGTCACTGGATTAAGTGTATAAATCGGTGCAGTCCGATCACCAACATAAAATGTTTTGGTCACTACTGCACCTTCTTGTGGGTCTAAATAACTGCAAGAAAAAAACTGTCCAGAGACAGCTTTTAGTATTGTGCTATTCTCGGCCAGTGTTAGCGGCCCCCATTTTACTGTTAACTTGCGTTTGATTGCGACACGGTCTCGATGCAAAAGTCCATTCGCGTCACGTGATGCTTTTGCATCAATATCTTGGATTGCAACTTCTAGGGACTGTGGTGCTTTAACCACTGTCCCACCAATCTTCAGTGAATATGTCAATCGTAATCATCTCCTATAGTCTCAACATGTTTTTACCATTCTTCTGATTTACCGCGTTAATGCCTTTAATAGCAGCATTACCAAACTTCTCATCACCAACTTGCAACGTCAAGTTCACATTGATCGGTTGATTGTCCATGCTGCCGCCAACGTTTGTCATTTGTAAGCCCTGTACAATCGCATTAACGATGCTTGTTCCAAGCTCGTTAATGCCACCACTATTCATACTCTGTGTACTTGTACTACTTGGCTGACTAGCCAGACTGCTCATATCCATCGACTGAGTTAAAGCTGCGGGCATTTGTAAGCCATCACTGAACGTTTGTCCCATGAAGCTTAGTGCCTGCTTAATCAATTGCATTGACCGTGGAATGTTAGTTAAAGGTAAAACCATTTCCGGCTTATTCTGTTCAGCCACTTCGATCATTTGATGAGTATCAACAAGACCGCCGTTAGCAAAACGGCGGTGCCCAATCGGTCCACTGTGCAACCAATCAAATTTAGGCGTGCCCCAAATGACTGTATGACCAGCAGCATTGTAATAGTCTGAGTTATTCAGATAAGCCAATACTTGGTCAAATGATGATCTGAAATTATGATGTCCAGGAAAAGCAAATGCATCAAAGGTTGACTTGACATACTGTAGTGGTCCACCTGCAGGATTACCAGCTAGCGAGTTCACATCAGTAATTGTCTGCATAATATTTCGATTCCCGGTCTCTGACTTAGCCACTTCAATGATATCGTGTTGCATCTTTGACCACCGCGATTTAGGAACTTTAGTCATCTCGAGTGCGCGACTAATCATTGAATGAGTGATTGATCCACCATTTGGTCCTTCGCTCTCGCCGTATTCTTTGAGGATCTTACCGACCCAACTTTTAGCGCTATCAACACTAAAATCCACCATACTTTTAGCAACATCTAGCGGATAGCCACCTAAGCCGGTAAATTTAACAAACTTGTTCATAGCAGCTTTCAATACTTTTTCAGGGTGCGTGACATCGTCCCAAATATCACTTGCCGTATCTTTCACACCATCGGCAAAACTGCCTACACTGTCCTCTATACCACTGAACAAATCACCAAAATTCGGCATGCTAAAGTTGAAACTTGGCAAATTGAAGTTACCAATACTTGAAAAGTCAAAATCAAAGTCTCCAATACCACCGGCATAGTGTGGCACCATTGCTGTTGCTTTACGAGCCGTTTGTGCCGCATTGAGAATTTGAGTACCTCTCGGAAGATTGACCATCATATTGCGAACTGCTGGGAAAAGACCTGTTCGTCCATTTGGTAACTTGTATGCTTCACGATACTTATCACCAACCTGATCATTAACGATTGCTGGACCACCTTTATGGCGACCACCAGTTGCAAATGACGGAACACTCCAGTGGCTCAATGACTTTGCTTTGCTGGAGGCGCCTACGTGATTGAGAATCCATTTAATGCCATCGATAACGCCATTAACGGCTTTTCCAATCGTACCAATAATTGCATTAGCAACATCCGCAGAACCCTTTTTTACAGACTTCCAACCAGATGAAAGACCGCCACCAATTTTACCGCCTAAACCACCGGCCCATTTTGCAATTGTTTTACCCGTGCCAGTTCTAAACGAAGCAACCCAATTACCTAACTGAGTACCGGCTCTTAACGCAGCCGTTCTAGAACTCCCCATTCCAGAATTAGTCTTCGAGCCTAAACTTCCAGCCCAACTAGAGACAGTCTTACTTGCGCCAGTTCTAAAGTTATTAACCCATGAACCTAACTTACTACCCGCATTCTTGGCTAATCGTTTGCCATCTTCGACTTTAGTATTAACATTACTACCGATATTTGATGCCCATTTTCGAATACCGACGATTGCACCTTTAGATTTGCTCGTAAACTCAGACGTCCAGTTACCAATCTTTTTACCCGCTTCTTGAGCGGCCTTTTTACCATCAGAAACTTTCTTATGAACACCGTTGCCAATATTCGATGCCCAAGTGTTAACAGTTCTCTTAGCACCGCCAACAAACCCAGTAGTCCAATTACCAATATTCTTTCCTGCTTTTTGGAAATCCTTCTTAGCATTAGTTATATGGGTCCCAACCTTTTTACCAACACTCTTAGCCCAATCGGAGGCTTTACCCGGTAATTTCGATGCCCATTTAAGAATATTCTTACCTGTTTTTGTATCTTTAAGGAACCAGGAAGCAATCGTGCCAACCGGATTAATAATAAAACCAATTATTTTAGTCCAATTTTTAGAGATCCAATCGATTGAATCTCCAAACCATTTGGTTATATGCTTCCACACAGAATTACAAAAATCTCTAAATTTCTTATTATGTTTGTATAGCGCGACGAATCCAGCAACTAATGCCGCAATCGCAAGTACGACTAATCCTATTGGGTTAGCATCCATTGCAGCATCTAATACTGCTTGTCCGGCGGCTGCCAATTTAGACCAAATACTCCAATTTTTGAGAGCCTTCCAACCATCTGCTAATGCAGCAGCATAATCTGACCACTTCATTTTTGCAAGCGACCATAATGTCTTCACACTGCCAACGGCTTCTTCTAACTTATCAATTCCAGTAATACCTTTGAAAAAGTCTCTGAGAACATGCCCTTTACCACCGATAATAACCGCTTTATCAGCTAAATTCCCCAGTAGTCCTATTCCATTGCTTAATCCTGTCATTGTTACTTTGAATGCAAACATAGTTACTAAGACTTTCGCCATTGCTTCAACAGCCGTATGGTGTTTATCTACCCAACTGGAAATTCCACCCAATGCATCCACTAACTTCTTAAGCACGCCAACGATAACTCCACCAGTCCACTTTGCTAACGGCTTAAGGAACGAATCCCATATCCATTTAAATGCGGGCTGTGAAGCTTGAATAATGCTGTGAAACAACTTAAGCGCCGCAGCTAATGCATCGAAGAACGTTGGGATTAAATTAGTAATCGTGTATTTGGCCAATGGTAACAGGATATTTTGATATCCCCAATCCAGGCCGTCCCATACATCTTTGACTACTGGTCTAATCGCTTTTAGCAATCCATCAATCGATTGTAGTAAGGGTGTGAAATTAAGCTTAGAAGCCCACTTAACGGTTGCTCCTGTCATGTCGTTTAACGCACCCAACATGTCATTAACCATACCGAGCAGCGTTTTAAAAATAGATGTACCAACGCCACCATGTTGCCAAGCCGTGTCAAATTGGCCGCCAAGTGCACTAACAGTATTAAAGATGTTTGTGAATATCTTGTAGAGATTTGATGCAATTTTCTCACCCGCACCACTATTCCAAGCATTACGAAATGCTACTGCAATATTATTAAGCACTTTTATTACAGCGTTCAATGCATTTAAAATTGATTGAATAAGCTTGGTACCAGTGTTGCCATGATTCCATGCATTATCAAACGCCTTAGCGATATCACCAATCAGCCCGACTAAATTTGTCACCAACGTAATGAGATTGGCAAAAATCCGTTCGCCCAGATTGCCACCATTCCATGCACTACGGAATGAAGTGGCAATATCATGTATCAGTTTCAATACATTATTTAGCGAATTAAAAATGGTTTGGACTAGCTTAGTACCACGACCGCCGCCACCTTCCCATGCTTGTGAGAAAGCTTTGGCAATATCGCCAATAATATTAAGCATGTCTGCTAACAATTGTAAAATAGCCTCAACTGTCTTCTGACCAGTGCCGTTATCCCATACATGCATAAACGACCGACCAACATCCCCAAGGGCACGTCCGACCTCTTTCCAAGCATACTTAGCCGCATCTACTACCGACTTACCCTTGGCGTCCCACGCCGCCTTCATTGGATCAAAAAGTTCACCCAAAACTTTTTGTAACTTTTTTGCTGCATCCGTTGCGCTATTGAATGACTGACCTAACGGAACACCAAAATTAACACCATCATTACCGGCTTCACTACCAATGTCATCCGTCGACTGCAACGGTGTACTTTCTGGTGCACTTTGCGTGGGTGTTGACTCTGGCGCAGCTTGCATTTCTTGCGGCGTAAATGTCTCTTTAGGCTTTTTATCGTAGGAATAGTCTTCATCATCGCTACTCTTATCCAAGACATTGAGCTCATCAAATCCCATTAAAGACTGCATGAGTTCTTTGTTCTTTTTCTTGGTTGCTTCCATGGAAGCCTGAGAACGTTTATTGGCGGCTTCAATTGCCGCGTTAGCAGCACGAACTTTGGCAGCACCTTGTTTGTTCGACTCCGCAATTTGTCGATTAGCCTCACGAACTGAGGCTGCTTGAGCCTGATTTTGCGCCCGAATTTGAGCATTTGCTTCACGAACTGATTTAGCCTGAGCCGCATTTTGCTTTCGAATCTCTTCGTTTGCCTTCTTAACAGAAGCAGAAGCTTTGCTAGAAGCGGCAGCCGTGTCATTTAGTGCCTTAGATTGCTCATAAAGTCCCTGAGCACCTTGCCGCGCCTTGGAATAGCTCATACCCGTTAGTGCTGATGTGAACTGTGCCAACCATGATGTCGCTTTAGATAATGACGACATTAATGCATTGACAGCCGGAAGTACAAAGTTGTAAATCGGATAGAATGCTGTCAGTAAATTGACCTTGATTTGATTCAGACTACTTGCAAACTGCGCGTTCGTCTTAAATGCTGTCATCATCCCAGTAGCAAGTTGCGTCAAGCCTTGGTACAGCAACCCAAATACGATTAATTGTGATGGGAGGTACTTCAACTGCTGGGCAATGCCGCCCAGGGCCCCACTGGTCCGTCTAGCACTAGAAGAGGCTTTGTTCATTGAAGAACTACTACTATTTCCAAAATTGCGTATCCGACTTGTTGCACTTTGAATACCGTTGCTAATGCGACTGAACCAATTAGAAGGCCCCTTACCGGAACCTGATCCTTTATTCATTGCGCTACTTGCCGCACTGCCGAAACGATTATACGAACCTGCCGCTCGTGTAGCAGCCGTCCCGGATTCACCCATCTCAGTATTGAGCTTACCAATTACAGATTTAAGTTCGTCACCACGATCAGAAACATAAGCATAGCTCTTGTTCAGACTATCATTGGAATTAATGAGCTTGTTCATCTTATCGCGTGTGCTCAGGATGCTCTTTTCAAGTGCCGTGCTTTGCTTGGTCAGCCGGTCGCTGGCACCCATCGTCTTCATAGAATCCTGAACATCACGATAGGAGCCCTGCAACGCCTTCAACTGACGCCGATAGGTTTCAATTTTAACTTCGTTTTGATCCATAGCTTTAGAAATCTGCCGCAGTGAGTCCGGCACCGCTTTAAATTCTTGTCGCATTGATTGGGCTAGAGCTTTAGCTTGGTTTTGATAACGCGTCATCTGAGCTTGAGCGGACGCAACCTGATTATCAATTTTAATTCCTTGCGTCCCATTCTGTTGAGCGGTATTCAAGGACGTTTTTTGATTCATTAAGTCACGCATCTTGGCTTGAGCAGCTCGGGCCTGATCCATCTTTGCATTGATATCACTCAGCATAGCCTGTAAGTCCTGTTTTACCTTAACCCGGCTACCGGTAAACATCTTGCCAGCATTCTGGTTGACCTTGCTAGCCCCGGTAGATGTCGAGCTACTCATTCGTTCGAATGCAGTTTTGATAGTCTCGTTCAAACCGGACAACTGGTCTTGCAACTTTTGAACACCTTTAGAAACATCCATCGACTGCTCGGTCTTGTCCATACCGGACTTCGCACTATCAGCGGTCTTCCCCATCAATTTATCAATCATCGGTTGAACCTTGGCAAATTGTTGTTCCATTTGTTCAGTGTTCACTTTGAATAGCAGTTCAATTTCTTCAAGTTCCACGTTGTTTCCCCCTTCCTATGTAGTTTTTTTGAATTTTCGGGCTGTCTTAATCTTTTGCGATTGCTGCATTAGAAGCAACTGGTCCCGTTTCCATTCAGGAACAGAATCCGACGATGTACTAGTCGCTGTTTTGATAAATGGATAAGCCTCTTCAACCGATGGCATTTTGCTAGGGTCGTTCAAAGCAAATGCCATCATCTCAGCTTGCTTGTGATCCATTACCGCTCTCATTCGCATATCATCTATACGGTTACGATTATTTGCGATTACTTGAACCATGAGTTCACCAAAATCAAGTTCCCAAAAGTGGTCAGAATCAATCCCAGATTGCACGGCCAATGGGTAAATAGCACTTAGCAACTCAGAAACAGTCTGGTAATTATTGCTTAAAGTGTCGTCTCGGTCGTTGGTTCGTTGTCCAGAGTGACTTCCGATTCCGTATTCGTCTTCGAAGCCGAAGCTGTCTTGCCGAAAAAACCAGATTCCTGGAATAAGTCTGTTAGCACTGTAAATAAATCCATTGGGGCATGACCTTCATCAAAATATTTTTCAAAGGCAGCAAAAATGTCGTTATCAGTAACGCCGTGAGTTTGGTTCGAACCTTGCAATACGATAAGCATTTCATTCAATGGTGGCAATTTCATTCCGCCATCCGCACTCATAAAGAGCGACATCATAGATTTACCCAAGCGTTTTTCAATATTCAAAATATCACGGCCTGTTAACTTTAATTCAAGTTGTAATCCACCCATTTCAAACTTCTTAGTTGCTTTCTTTACTGTCATAACGTAGTTCCTCCATTTTTATTATTCGTCTCATATCAGCCTGCTGGCCTACTCGTCTCTTACTCAAGTTAATTATTATCTGGATAAAATGTGACGGTTCTAAGCTCCGGCGCTACTACTGGCCGTTGCAAAGTCCGGTCCGTCCGATACGATAATCGAAATCGTGTATTCAAGTGCTCCGTTGACAGCAACGTTACCCATTTTGACGGTATATGAGCCAGTGAAAGAAGCTGTCATCCCATCAGGATAAGTGACCTTCCATTTATATTGCTTATTGTCACCATTGTGCGTTAAAGCCGTTGCAAAGTTGCTGCCCTTGTACACAAAGGTAAAAGCTAACGTTGATGTATTTTCAATCCCAGGAACTGACTTCTTTTTCGTATCTGATAAATCAGTCACATCAATATTTTCTGGGTCTGAACCCATGTCAGGAACGGTCTTAATACCGCCAATTTCATCAAACTTAGTGCCATCCACTGACATTTCAAGCTTGGTCCCTGTTCCGGCAAGCCCGGCACTAGCGTCTGCAGCAAATCGTTGTAAATCAAATACTGTTAAATTCTTTTTCAATTTCAATCATCCTTTCAACTTTCAAATACGCGGTGACTAGTGTTATCAACAACACCAGTAAATCGTAATACAGTGCGATTCACACCCGCTAAATTGCTATCACCAACATCGCTTGAAAAGCCCATATCACCAAATGATGACATGAGCTTATTCGTGATTGCCGTTGTGCTACCTTCTTTTAAGAAGAGGTCAATTGTGATCGTCCATTCCGTTTGCAACTCTTGCTGATTAGCATCACGAAAATAGGCTTTATGTGCCGTGTTGTATACAGCGATTGGGAACACCGTTAAATTATCTGGGTACGTGGTTGAGACCTGTTTAATTTCCGGTATAGCCGTTAGTGCTTGATACACTACTGACTTCACATTAATAATTACCATCAACTACCCCCTAATTTGTTATGGAGTGCGGCCTCCACACTCTGCTTAATCATCTCTGGTGCCTCACGACTGGCTTGTTTGACGGCGGGGGTTAAAAACTGGCGGGCGGGTTGACCGCTTGTCCGATAGAATGTGTGTCCGTCGATTTCGATTTTAGGCATACCATACAGTTCACTCAGGTCAGTATCAACGTCATCAGCAGGAATGAACCAAGGCGTTTGCCTGTACACTGGTGTAAATCCATCGGGTAAATCTTTTTGCGACTCCTCACCCACTCGTCCAGTACCGAGCTCACGAAATAGCGCTACTGGGTCATCGGACCAGACACGACCGACAATCTTGCCATCACTATCGACAACCTCATATTTAATACTTCGAGCTAACTCACCATTTCCATACTTAACGCTGGATTGAAGTTCTTTGACTGCATAGCCCTCTGCTTTCTCAACAACATCAAAAGTAGCATCCCAGATGGCATCGTGAACCACACTGGGCATTTTTTTGAGCTGAGCTTTCAGCTTATCACTGCCACGCCATTCAACTTTAGCCATCCTATTCGCCTCATTTACGTTGCTCTAAAGTGATATTTTTATGGGTGCTGAATGTTTGTATCGAATTGATAACGTAATCTGGCTCGCTATCTTTAGTAACATTGACACAAACACCCCAATTTTCTTGTTGACCTTCATTGATCTGATTACCTTGATACTTACCAGATTTAATGTACTTAAGGTCTTTGCCCCAGATTTGCGCATTCACTGAACCGCCAGCAGCTTGAATGTTCATCCTCACTGCAATTGGATTGCTCCATCCCGCCGTAATGACATTACCTTCATCATCGTGACCTGATTGTTGTTGTCGTAAATAAACAGTTGTCAGGTCTGTTGGTCTAAGGCGCATTAGAATCGCCTCGTTTTCGCGACTCGGTAAGGTGCTAGCGCGGTTTTAATTATGTTAGGTAGTCCCAGTTCAAACGATTGAGAAACGCCGCCTTCTGACCTCGATGCTTCGCCTTCTGTTCCTTGCTCGTTGTACATGATAATGGCAAGCCGTTTTGCCTGAATTAGAATCGGTGTCGAGAGTGAAGACCGGGTATAATCCAAGCACGTTTGAACAGCGTCATCAAAGATGTCATCAACCACTGCAGCATCCGGCGTGTCTTTCTCAACACCTAATCGCGTATATAGTCTTGTCAATTGTCCCGCCTTATCTGGTGGGCTTGGTTTAGCCATACGATCATCCTCTATTCTTCGTCGTCTGTTTCTAACTGAGCATTATCGGCAGTTTTCTCGTCCTTCTGCTTATCAAGACAAACAAAAAGCTCATCATTGAACGCGTCTTGCGTAATGCTGAGCTCATCACCTTTTTTATACCGAGTATCTTTATACCGAATTGGGTAATCTTTAACGCGAACCTTCATTATCAATCACCTCTAGGCTAAAACCTGAGCTTGAAATACCTCATCCGCCGCGGCAAACGCTGGAAGCGCAACTGCTGAGGCTTTTTCCCAAGTCCCAATTGGATCATTAGTTTCGGTATAAATCATATCGTAAACATTACCCACAGCGTTAATTTGCGCTGGGCCACTGAATTGTGCTAACTCTTCTGGAGTTGGTCCAAACACTTTATTACCAATCGGGTCATCGTTCATTAAGACAAGTCGATTTTCTGGGAAGTAACGACTCTTGGTAATCTTGCCATCTTTTCCGACTTGGGTATATTTTTGATCATAAGTCCGAAAAATTGGTAAACCTTGTGCCTGCATGAAGGTGTCAAAGTCGGCTTGTCCAAGTGCCCGAGTAGAGTTACCATACACGGCTTGTAGAACTTTGGTATTAGTCGTAATCAATCGATAAATCTTCCGACTAGTTAGCGCCCGGGTTGGTGTAATATCCATCTTATCGCACCAGCGCGTAATATCACCAAGGATATCCGCGTCGCCGTTATCCCATGTAGCAGCTCCAGTCAAAGCTTCCTGATGTTCAGTCGGAACTTGATAATCAAGTTGGACAGCAAGTTTACCACTTTCATCTGGCAAAATAGTCTTACCTGTTGCTAAAACGTCCATAGCGGTCTTTTCAATTCGTGCTAAAACGCCTTGATTGAGCACATCAAAGTCGTTATAAACATGTTGTTGCAAGTAGCTAGCTTCTGCGGGCGTCCGCGGATTGAGCATCGCATACAAATCTTTTTCTTTAATCTGCATCTTGCGCTTAATCAAAGCCAGTTCGATGGCAGCGCCCGAGGCAGACCGACTGCCAATTTCGGCTTCACTATCAAAAGCCGCATAGGATGCAATCACTGGAATTCGATTTTGACGTTTCAAGATATCAACAGTTAGTGAGTTGACTTTGATTGCTGGGAATAGTTCATCACCTTGCATCGCTGGATACTGCCGATTCAATGAAAAATCGATTAAATCATGTTGCGTGAATAAATCTGAAATTTGAGCCATTTGTTTTCTCCTCCTTTAATTAGGCTTGTGATACGGCGGCGGCGTCCGTATCAGTGAAAGTAATCTTCTTTAATGCCGTGATAGCCTCAGCTGTTGGCGCCACTGGTAAGCGTTGGCCAAATAAATAGCCTTCAACAATCACGCCAACCATTTGAGGACCATGTGTAACGTCCACTTCATTAATCGTGACTCCTTCTGCCTTAGCGTCGTTAGTTGGATAAATCGTGCCGGCTGGGATAACTTTATGTCCAAAAGCATCCGTCTTCACCGCGTAACTGGTATTATCAACCTGACGTGAGAATGATACAAACTTTTCAGATGCCATGAAATTCTTTTGTTCTACTGTTCCTTTATCAAATACATAAGCCATAATCTAGTACCTCCTTATTTTGTCGCCCATAAACTGGACTTTGCTGGCTTTTGCGAGTTATTTAATTTTTCAGCTGCTGTTGCACCTTCAGATTTATTTGCGGATGTATTAGCAGCCGGCAATGTGGTCCCACTGCTTGCGATTCGCTTATCGATTGCTTGCTGTAAGCTCTCTGTAAATGACTTACTGATTGCAGTGTAAGCCGCTTCCACGCCTTTATCATCTGCTAAAACATCATCACCAAAAGCCGCAATCAGCGCTGTCGGCAAATCGTCTGCACCCAGTCGGGCCGTAACTTTAGCTTTATTTTCAACAATAGTTCCATGGCGCTGTGATTCAGCAAGTTGCTTGGTTAATTGGTCTTTATCATAGTTGGCCTTTTCCAGGTCAGTCATCTTGTCGTAATCTTTTTGCTGCTGAGCTTCACTAGCCTGTTTTTCATCATGTGTTTTAATTGCCGAAGCAATCAGCTTATCAACACTTGATTGCCAGTCCTTTTCACTAGCAAACGATTTAAACGGCGTATCTGCCTGATTGTCTTGGTCAGAGTCGTCATTGTTGCTATTTTGATTGGCGTCGATTGTGTTAGGCGTGCTATCAGCCGTCTGATTGCTACCTTCATCCCCGCCAGTTCCATTATCACCGTCAGCAAACATCTGTAAATTCATCTTTAGTTTGAGTAGCTTTTTCATAATTAAATTCCTCCACGCCCACGCATTTCCGATAACTCAGGCCACAAAAAAAGCACCCCGTGCATTACTCTAAGAGCCCCACACATTGTGCTAAATTGACCGTGGCGTCATTATCAGACCCACGCATGCTATTTAGTTTGAGTAGTTTAGAGACGTGCTCAGGTCATCCATGCTAATCCTGATGGAACATTGTCGAAAGGATCATCGTGGCGGTTTGTATTGCTGTTACTTGATCATATCCTTTATTAAGTGCTTCCTCATAACATGTTAGAAATGCATCCGTCATGAGCTTAAAGCCTTGCTCCGTGTCAGCGTCAAACGTCAAGCCCTTCATTGCCATCTCGGTGTAACGCATTAAATCCGAATTATCTTTACTCATCGTGTTCTCCTCGTCGTACTAAAAAACGCCCAATCAAAATGATTGAACGCCCTACATTGCAACAATAACGATATCTTGCCATTGGTCACGGATTTTCTTGCCATCAATTACATAATCAAGAATCTCATCAACGTCGTCAGTATCTTTGAAGTGATAATCAAAATCACCATTATCTTTAGAAATGATACGTTTGCCCTCACTGTCAAAGCCAATGTACCACTCAACATCATTGATTTTGATTTGAACCTCCATACGAACATCTAACGCAAATCGAAGTTGCTCCAAAGACTCTAAGTGATCCGAATCAGCTTTTACTCGTCTTACCACCATCTTTATTCACAATCCTTTCTGCAATCGTTAATTTCCGCCCAGGTTCTTCACGCCGGGGAACAATCTTGCCATTTTTCTTTGTAACGCGTAACCAGGGATGCGCGTGTGGCACAATCGTGTGCATTTTAGCATTACCATGGTCGGTAAAATCAATGTCCAGCCGGGCCTTTCCTGTCTTACCATAATATCTTCGTGTAACTAGTTGTCCATCGACATAACGGTCAAAAACTGAGTTGGCTTCCTGTTGATACGGAACACCGTGCACTTCACCAAAATTGTGTACATTGTTCAACGCAAATTGTTCGCGCCGAACCTCGCGCGCTACTTTCAACAGGTTCTGATAACTATCACTGTCATTATACTTCATCGTTTGAAAATCTTCGAATGTTTCGGGTACGTTATCTCCACCTAAAATCCGTTTGTATTCATCATACTGGGTAGTATCATACCGACGATTGCCAACCCGATTATCTAAACTATCGAAAGCCTGCGGACCATGCTTTAAGATTACTGCCTGGCGCCAATCCTGATAAGTAGCATCCGGCTTCAGCTTGAGCTTTTCACCAGTAATTGGATCATTCGCTGTCCGTTGCATCATGTACTGGCTATCTGACAAATAGATGATTGCGACAGTTCGGCAAAATGGATGTAACGGCGGAAAATTAACATTCACTTCCGCTTCATCTACGTTAAATACACGGCCGTCAATACTACGACAGATTTTTGAAGTCCGCATATCCAGCACGGCAACCAGTTGGTACTTTTTAACCCCGCGTCGTTTCCATTCATTGAGCTTCGTTTGATTATGAAAGTAGTTGGCTTCTGTTCTAATCAATCGTCGCGTATTGTAACTGCTAGTTCCAAACTCCTTAGCTAAAGCTTGTACCATGTCACGCTCACGCATACCACTCATCTGCTGAGCCGTGAATAGTTCACTGAGTCGGTCGGCTAGTTGGTCCGTGTTATGCCAAATCCGTTTAGAGTAGTTCTTGCCTTTAAACGGCGCATCTAATATAGCCTTAACGTACTTCCCTGACAACTCTTTAAACCGTGTTATTGGTTCGTCTGGGTTCACTTTAACTGTTACCATCTCTTTACCCGTTTTAGGGTCAAAGATAGTTCTAGTGTGCATTTTAGGCTGACTATCAGCGCTCACGCCCGGAAGAATGACGTCTTTATCAAAGTCACCTATAATACTCTCGTTAGTTGCCTGATCAAGTGCTTCTTGAATTACCTTGGTATAAAGGTTCGTGGACTTCTCAATCTCAACAGATGCCGCTTGTTTCACCGCAATGTAGCTCTTAGCCTTGAGCTCTTCCAATCTGGTAATACGGCCCTTAGCTGCCATCTGTGATAAGTAGTTAGTCACTTGCTTCTTTGACTCCTTATCACTGACATTATCAGCCAGGGCCTGTAACGTTACTAACTCAGTCGGACTAACATTGGTGTTTAAAATCTGTTGTGCCTCGGCCTCCGTCGCTTTACCGTCCGTAAAATATCGTTTGTATATCTGTGATACCTCACCAGTCAAATAGTTCTGAGCACGCATGTACGCCCTCGCAATGATAGTCGCTTGTTTGGTTGCAGCATCATGTGATTTCTGTTCGCTCTGAACGGCTCGCAGTTGCCAGTAACTTAACTTGCGTTTGTCATCCGCCACTCCTACACCTCCGAGCTTATAAAATCAAATACAGCAAAATTAAAATGCCTGTAATTGGCTTCCATCCAAGCGAAACTAATCCAAGCATTTTAATTATCACGATCACAAATACACCAATCGTTTTAATGATTTTATTCAATTCTGAGTTAATTGCCCTTCACCACCACTTGCAAATTCTGAGGATATTGTGCTGAAATATCTTGTAGTCCGTGTAATAAGGTCTCACACAGAACTTTGTTATCAGCACTGGGCTCAATCAATCCAATAAACAAGCCACCATTTTCTTTAATAGTGGCGTTAGATAGCTCATTAGTGATGGCTTGGCCAAGCACCGAAACAGCAGCACAAACTAGGTCATGGCCCTTAATAGCACTATTCGCGTGGCCCGTTATCTGATAACTCACTACCTGCTTTTTGTTTAAATGAAACGTTGCCAGAATCATCCGCAGTTACCTCCTCGTTATCTGTGGCAGGCTCGCCGCCCATAGCTTTCTGCTGTAGCTTGAGTGCTTTTTCCTTTTCCTGATCCAGCATCTTAATCAACTCTTGCGGGTCATTGGTCCCAGGCAACCACCCGAGTGATACCAATTGCGGAATGACACCTTCAGCATTCTTGATATTGCTAATGACATCCGCCATGTTGACTGGAATATCAGGAACAATATTAATTGTCGCTCCGGAGGCATCTACTGACTGGCCTTTAAACGCTAAAATGTTCTGCATCAGTTGTAGACGCTGGCGAATTCCACGTGTTAAGTATCGCTGCTTAGTCGCTAACAATTGGAGTAAACCGAATAGCTTGTATTTCATAGCTTCACCGCTAATCGTCCCTGCAAAGTTTTCGTCATTCATGTTAGGGACGTAAGACGTTTGATGAATGTCATCCTTAATCGACTTAACAAGTACTTGTAGCTGTGATTCGTCAAAGCTCTTGGTCAACCATTCAACGCTAGCACCCTGGTCGCCTTTACCAGGCGCTTCTAGAATACCGTCCTTCAAGTTAGCTCCTTCACCGTCCTCGCCCTCATCTAGGGTAAAGCCATAGACTACCAGCAAGGCATCCACGAAGTTCTTTTTATCGGTGATACGGTCTGACTGTAATTCGTTATAGGCGTTGATTAGGCTAATCGTTTGCTCAAAATCACCTTGACGCTCTTCGTTATTACGATACTCAATAAGTGGGACACCATTAAAATAATGTTGAATGGCCTTAGGTTTGCTTGCCAAATTAGCATCTGATAGCACTCGTCCTGTCTTGGTTCGATACTGAATAATCCAGTGGGCCGTATAGACAGTAATCAAATAACCCTTAGCATTACCAAGCAGGTCCTTCTTTTCCACGTAGTAAATACCAAACAGCGGATTTTTATCTAACGTGTCATCCGTTACCAGCACACAGCCGCGCGGATCAATTTTTTCAATTGCCAACTCGGTAGTTGCGTCTGACACCTTTTTGATGTATAGCAGCTCATAGGCACACCCAAACACGCTTAAATCTTTCTCCATCTCCGTATTATGCGAATCAATATCCATTTGGTCCTGAGCATCCGTAATGGCTTTAATATCCTTACCGTTCGCCGGTGAAATGGATACCGGATTACCAGTTGTAAAGCCGGTAATCATGTCAGTAATGTATTTGGCGTGGTTCGTCATTACCTTTTCATCTGCACGATCCAACTTAGCCGCCATCTCAAGATTTCGGCTTAAGATGTGCTGATTACCCTCATAGTAGTGTTCCAACATGTTATAACGGTCAATACGTTGCTGTTGTTGATTGATAGCATAGTTAATTACATCAAAGCTAGGGTTTTCAATATTGCCAGCCAATTCACGGTCAATCGCAACGTTGGACCCGCGCTTCTTGTTCAAATCATACTGCATCCGCTCACCTCCTATCCTCTTAATCCCTTTGGCTTCTTAATTGTCCGTGCCTTGAGCCGTTCGTGTGTGTTATAGACGGCATACCGTAACGCGTCCATTACGTCATCGTTAAGCTTGACGGGTAAGCCCGTAGCCTCATCCCAGACATACTGATAGATTTCATCTAAGAAGGCATCAATCGCTTCTTTGATAACAAAAAAGTGGCCTTGCTTCATGCACTTAGCCACCGACTCGATTCCTGATAAAACCGATTTTTTAGCATTGAACGCCTTGAGCCCTTCACGTTGGAAGCGTGCAACGTGTTCGGGTCTCGCGCTATCAGCCCAAAACTTAACATTTCGGCCATAGCGATGCTGAATATCTTTTGCAATCTCTACCCAGTAATCAATCTCTTCAAACTGACGTGTATGTTCTTCAATCAAATAAGTATTGCCAACTCGATCATCAGCCATTACAACAATCGTTCCTTTATGTTCATAGCCCCAGTCGACTCCCGCATAGTAAGTTAAGTCTGCTGGCAATTGAGCCCGTGGAATAATCATTTCGTCCTTATTAAAATCTTTATACACCATACCTTCACCAGATACCCATAGACCGAGTATTGCACGGTCGTAAAACACTCCGGACGGCGTACCCGCTTTTTGATGTTCAACGTATTGTGGGGGCAAAAAGGTATTATCATCGATTGTAAAATGGAAACTAACGATTCCTGCTTTAGGATCATCGTTATCAATATAGCTGGCTTTCAAGTAGTGAGTCGGAACGTCTGGGTTCGTATCGCAAATAATTCGCGCACCTTTTGCTGAGCACCGATTAAGGATTTCATTGAATACCTCTTCATTAGCAAGGCTAGCTTCGTTAATATACGCCCCAAACGAGGTCATCCCACGAATGGCACCCAGCCCTGCAATAGACCCGGTAAACGTCTGCACAATTTTCACGCCAAACAGTGTGAAAGAGTTATGCTTGTCGAACTGAAAGTTAATGTCATATTTATTCGTCAGTTCCTGTAATACGTTGTTTTGTAGCGACTTGCTTGAATACCCCGCTAAAATGTACATTGGTTCCTTGACCCCTAATTTGTCAGCAACCTGACGAACACGCCGCAGTTCCATCAAGAAGGCGTCATTATCAACGACAGTTTTACCAGACCGAACAGCACCATAGTTTATCAGTAGTCGCCAGTCCGTCCGCCGCAAGGTTTTCAGCACTTGAATTTGTTTCGGCGTATATAGCTCACTAATTGCCATCGCTATCACCACCTAGGACGTCATCCAATTTATCCAGATATTCAGAAACTTTTGATTCAGTACTATCGGTTGAGGCATTCATAATGTGAGCTTTAGCCTCCGCAATATCCGCGTCAGCTTTAAGCTTGCGGATCCGTTGTTCATTAACATTATCATCGTCAGTACCAATCAACTTAGACAAGCTATCCAATGCCTTTTGCTTATCGTACAACTTGACCACCAAGCCATCCTTACCGCGATGAATATCCTGCACCAGTGACCAATCAATCTGATCACTCGGTTTCAAGTAGATATCAGCAACGTGTTTTTTGACTGGGTTATCATCAGTATCAAGGAACACATTGCCATCGGTGTCGGTCACTAATTCTTCGTGTACCTTGTAATCTAGTACATCACCAAGGCTAGCAAACGCTTGCTTAGCGTACTCATGAGCGATGTCGTCAATCGTTACCAGCAGCTCGGAACGTTGCTGCTTCTTGAGCTCAGTGATCTGTTTCTTTATGTTAGGGTTTGCGAGGGTGCGACTACCTTCAACTCTTGCCGTCTCACAACTACATTTATAGACTCGCTGATATGCCCATGTTGCATTAAATCGTTGTAAATAAAAGAGACAGAACAGTTTCTGCTTATCTGTAAGCTCACTGTTTGCCTCTAGTTCATCGATTATTTTAGGTGCACCCTTTTTGGCTTTTGTGTGCACCCTTTTTGACTTAGTGGGTGCATTCTTTTTAGCACTGCCACGTTGCCAGCCATAACGGCCCTTCCACGACTTGACAGTATTTAAGCTAACATCATACTTAGTAGCAATGTCCTTGTACTTCATACCAGCCATATAGTCTTGTTCAGCCTGCTCATACTTTTCTGTCATTACATACCACCACACCTCCGTTTTTAAACCAGTCGAAATCGACGGGTTTGGAATTAACCTTTATTTCCCAATTTAAATCCATCACCCTGTGAAGCTTGATATACCGGCTTAGCTTTGTTTTCCAAACTAAAAGCGCCATGCTGTTTAGCACGACGCTTTCTATTCTTGCACCACTTATCTAGCCGGGCATCAGCCTGCACCCATTCAGGTGGCTCGTATCCGTACTTGCTGTGTATCATTACTGCCATTTCATACCACCACACCTTGCTTTCTTATTGATTTTAAACATTATTTCAAAAATTTTTCTAAATTAAACGTCTTACTACTATAAATTTTTTCACCAGTGCTCAACTCTGCAAAGCCGTATAGTTGAGTCAAGTCCATTACACCCTGAATGCTTTCTAATAGGGGGCGAATAGCCAATGCTTGTCTTGCAAGGTCACCAGTTGAAAGCTTTTTAGGTAGCATCGACTCTTTCAAAACATCTGACTCATTGGGTATAAACGCATTCTTTTTACTTTTTTTATCGGTTATCCCAAGGACAGTAACATTCACATCAATATTTCCATCATTTACAGCACTAACCTGCACAACCTCGTCACCAGTAGACATAATGGCATAAGATATCTCAACAATAGTCTTCTTTTTATAGGCGCGCTTACTGGCTTTACTAGTTTGATGAATTGCCCACCATGAAGTTAGAAGCGTTGCTATTTTCCAAATCCAAGTACTATTCCAAACCCAAACTATAAAACTTATGATATCTTTCATAATTTATTCCTCCAAACTAATCTAACTATACAAAAACTCCCGCCAATAAGCGAGAGCAGTTTGGAGATTTCCCGTTTTGGTGCCGCGGACGCGTTTAATGTGCTTGGTAGGGATTTGCACCCTACATGATGTGTGGACATACTGGTTGTCAACCAACACCCGTTACTCGCGTCTGACTATGCGTCTACCTATTCCGCCACGGCACACCTTGGATAGTGTCACCCAAACCACTGACAGTGACCTATAACTCACTGTTGTTTACAGTGTTCATGTATTTTTACACTCCGGAAGCTACCCTTCTCCCAGAAATGATGGTATTAAAAAACGCCACACCGTTTGGCATGACGATTTTTCTTGCTTGACAATAAATATCATTCATGATTTATCTTGCAACTAATCATTTTGGTCTCTTCTTATGCATCAAAAAACTTAGCTATTAATTCAACCCATAATTTTTAATTGATGACTGAAAATATCCAACTAATCCACTGTTTCACGGTACTTCTTCGTCTTGGAATAGTAGAGCCGCTAATAGAACCAACATATGCTTTCAAAATGGAATCAATATAGTTATTGTCAGCCACACCACCATTTTTAATATATGAATCGAAAATTAGCTTTAAGGTCACATGACTGAGCATCTGTTTAATTATCAGCTCATTTCGTTTATTCGAATTAGGTAAAGAATTTACCATATGTCCTAACTCATTCAATTGATATTTGCCATTAATATGAGTGGCTAATCCTAAAAAGCCAACACAATTAGCATAATAATCGCTCTGCCGAACATCAAATCCAAATAATCTAGCCAATTCAAACTTATCTTTGGGTTCTTCTAAATATTTGATCGTGTCTAAAACCATCTGAAAAGTATTTGCCTGAGGATATGGAAAATTCTCTGGTTCTGGATTCATAGGTGAACTTGCAGAAATTTGCTTAACTACATCCATATTTAAATCTAAAGTTTTATCAAGGATAAAACTAAATTGCGCAACTTTTTTTATAGACGAATAGTTGTTCAAACTAGTAAACTCAAACTGATAAAAGTTAAATACCTCATCAGCATAAGTGAAATACAAGGGGATAACAGGTTTTCCAGTTCCTAATTCATTATAAACGCGATACGGATAATATAGCTGTCGAATCATAAAATCAGCTGGAATATGAGTCTTTGCTTCTACAATCGCTAACTTATCCGTATTTTCAAATCCTGCGTCAATTTCCACCTGTGCATTTTCAACCCTAAAATCATACATTGTCTTATCACGGAGTTGAATTTTGTAGTCTAAATCACCAGACTTTAAACGCCCAGTAATTGTATCTATAGCTGGAAAATACTCAGAACTTTCCATGATATAATCAATCATACCAGTCGCTTTAGCTACATTTAACGCAACAGCCTCAGAAGTTATATCGAATGTATCCCATGTCTTCACCCATTCAGGCAGAGACACAGGAACTGGTTTTATATTATCTACTACCAATGGCTTATACGCTAAAAACCGTCCAATAACATAGGTCCCACGAGTAGTCGGTAGAATCGCTAATTTATTTTTCCTAAACAGCTTCGGCAAACTAGATGACCAGTCAAACTTCGTAATCAATCTTGGCTCATAAAATTCCTTAATTTTTGAGGACGTTATACTAAATACGCCGTCTCTATTAACATGGTTTAAAATATCATACTTGCTAAAAAGACTAGCCCATGCATCATCAGCTTTTGTCATATGAAATCACACATTTTAACTTTCTTCCAAGTAATTATAGTTCATTATTAAAACTTCGTTAACTTTTCCTCTTCCATTTCCCTTTGAGTTAATATTTCTTGAAGCAGGAACTATGATCGTATTTTTACTGTAATCAGAATAAATATCATGAATAAATGGTACCGATGAATTGCTCAGCATAACCTTGACACCCTTTTGAGTTAAATCATCCATAAGGTCTCTCAGTCGTACCTGTTCATCTGCGCCAAAACCATTTAATGTGTACCCTACAAAACTTTGTTTATCATTCACCATGGGTGCATATGGAGGATCAAAATAAACAAAATCTCCATACTTTGCATCCTTTACAGCTTTCTCAAAATCTACATTTAATATCTTTATCCTAGATTTATTCAAAAAAACACTGACCGCTTTAAGTATTTCAGCGTTTACAATCGCCGGATGCTTGTATCTACCATATGGAGTGTTAACTTGATTTTGCCTATTTACACGAAACAAACCATTAAACCCTGTTTTATTTAAGAAAATAAAACGTGCCGCACGCTCAACATCAGACTTCCCGTCAATTATTCCATTTCTATCCCACTCGCGAACCTTGTAATAATACTCACTCGAATTATTGGCCTCATGGATTCTTAGTTCATCTAATAAATCATCAAGATTATCTCTTATTACTTCATATGATAAAATCAATTCAGTATTAAAATCATTAATGGTTGATGGCGTATGTTGTAAATTAAAAAATACAGCTCCGCCGCCAACAAAGGGTTCAAAATATCTCCCAAAATTTTTAGGCATATATTTAGTTATTTGTGGTATTAATTGTCTTTTTCCTCCAGCCCATTTTACAAATGGTTTAACCAGTGGATTTTTATATTTCACCATGTTTTTTTCACTCACATCCTAATAAGCAATTATTACATTCAATCTTATCATACAAAAGTGTTTAAGCAAACGCCTGTTCCTGCAGGCAATCTTGTGGTCAGTTTAATTGCGCTTGTATGTGCTTGGTAGGGATTTGCACCCTACATGATGTGTGGACATACTGGTTGTCAACCAACACCCGTTACTCGCGTCTGACTATGCGTCTACCTATTCCGCCACAAGCACGCGTTATGCGGTCAACTCCCATTGGGTGCTGTATCACATAGCAATATCGCTGGTAGGACTCGAACCTACATCCCATTGTGGCTTACCAATTAGCCCACAGCGATACTCGCATTCAACGGCCGACGTTAAACACGAAGACTAATGCCGGCGGCAGAGAGGAGCGCATCACCCCTTATAAATCCGCCGGCTACACAGATAGCTGGATTTGAACCAACATAGACGGTTTTGGAGACCGCCATCTTGCCAATTAGATCATATCTGCTTAATAGGCGGGCCATCATATCAACTTAATCAAGGAGGCAACACAAACTGTACATCTGTGCCCGTCTAACGTAGCCTGCTGGACTCGAACCAGCGACAACCTGATTAACAGTCAGGTGCTCTACCAACTGAGCTAAGGCCACAATAATAATCAATTAGAGCTATCAGAAAAACGTTTATTTGTCACCCTAACCAATTATCGATACTACTAATTTACCACCAATTTATTGCTATGAAGTCCGGCTTGAGTTCGGAAAAAGTTCGGTTAAAGTCCGGTTTGAGTTCGGTTTTGGTAAATATTCAGGTCTTCTAGGTAATAGCTCTGTGCAAACTGCAGCATTGCCAATGGCTTCCAGCGGTCAAAATACTGAGTCTTGCTGTAGCCAATGTCCATGTAGCACATCGTGTCACTGTAACCTTGCAAATATAGCCGATCTAATATCTCCTGGCACTCATGATCACAGCGAGCCATGGCCTGAATAGTCTGTCGGACAATCTGCTCTGCATACAGGCGGCGTGTAATCCGATCCTCGGCCGAATTACGAGCTGGGGCCGACTTAGGCATGCCATCCATGCTAGGCGATTTAAGATCAGCGACCGAATGGCCGGACGCCCGAACTGCTTGCGGTAACTTCTTATCCAGGAACCGCCGCACCTGTTTAATTGTTTTCTCCTGGTCAATTGGTGGAAAAATTTCATCTGAAATAACTTGCTGTTCGCCCATCATGCGCCCCTCCGCTTTCGTATGCTATAATTAACTTATTCGGAATTAGTTGTAGCGCGGTCAGCGATGGCAGCGCTTTTTTATGTTATACTTACAACGGTCATTCGAGTGGTCCCGTGACTGGTCGCCTTAACGGGCGGCTTTTTGTTTGCTTCGGCGTGTTGCTTCATGCGCCGGTGCTTCCGTTTAATCGTTGAACGTTTCTTAGTGTGTTTAGGCATCTTCGTCCCTCCCAAAGGTATCATCAAATATTGCTGGTAAAATTGAATAAGCTTTTAAAGCTTCTTGATATTTCTCTTCACTTATCTGTTTATCTGGATTGATGTGAAATTGTGTTGTAGTTTGAATACCATATTTTTCATATATTTCTTGAAATAAATCCCGATACGTTTTAGCATTTCCGGACATAGCTCATAATCCTTCCGGTACACACTCTTTAATGTACGTGTCAAACTGTCGTTCAATTTCATGACTCTTTCTGGCTAACTGATCCACTGTTTTAATGTGCTCACTACCAGTCCGGATTAAATACCCACGAAGCCAGTGCAATGCGTCCTCGACGTTTTTACAGTGTGCTAAGGGTGCTTCTACTAGCCGATTAATACCAGACTTTTCATCGTAGCTAGTTACCGGATGCCCATGGCTGTCTAATGACATCCTGTTAACCTTAACTTCGTATTTGTCACTAGTCAGATGATACTGTCCAATTTTCATATCAATCATGATTATTCGTCCTCCGTGATTTCATCTATTTCTACTCTAGGATTTCGTTTATCAACGGCAAATTCGTCCTGGAATCCTGTGATGTGCTTTCGATTATCGTTGCCTAAAAGCCCAGCCTTCATAAAGCCGTCCAGCACAAACTTTTTAGCAAACGCGATATTATCCGCATCTTTTCGGTTGTTCTTCGTGTACCACGTAAATTTAAGCTTGCAAGGCCAACTGAATTCAACTCCAGAATTCCGACTAGCCCTGGCATACACACTACATAAGGCCGTGTACCGCTTCTTTAGGTTAGCTGCGGCGTATCTGTTGGCCCGTTCAGCCTTGATGTACTCATTTAAGCTAGGTAGTTCGCCCTTAATCACAACTTTGCTCATGCTCGCGGCACCCGGCTAATGTAGTAGCCACGGACAAGTCCATTCGATTGACTCGCCTGCTTGATTGAGTCAGCTGGGGCCTCAAGCTTGTCACCTAAGATATATATCGTTTGACCCGTGATAACGTCGTCCGGATCGTTATACTTCTCAGCCCGCCAGTATTGGTTACGCAAGCGAAGGCTGTATTTATGCACAAGGTGACTTACCTGCTGGTTAGTAAACCCCGTCCTTATGGCTAGGCTTCTAATTGTGTGACAGTCATCATGGTAAGCGCGGCGAATGGCCCTGATTTGCTCGCGTTCCTCAGTCTGTGGATTGGGTTGCATACTGGCTAGATAGGCCTCATCATTCCATGGCTTAGTTCCAGGCTTCACAAGTCTAACTGGAAACGGCCATTCACCAGATTTGTAGTTATGTTGCGCGAGCTTAAACATTTCCGGTTCTGGCCCGATTGCTAGTGGGTGATCGATATCGGGTAGATCAGCGTTAATTACTAGCACCTGTGTTTCAGTCATGCGCTCACCTCCGTTTGCAATCCTTGTCTAGCTTGCTCTAGATCAATAAAATACTCGGCTGGCTTACCCCAACATTGGGCCAAATCAAAATTTAAGCCATCCCGCTGATATTCAATAATTAAAACCTCGAGTGCAAATAGCTTGTACTCATGAGCGCACACCTCATCTTGCGCACTACCACCGGCCTTTAAATGCCGCTTCATATGCTGCTTAGTCCAATGCAACGCGGCCGGTTCATAGGCATGGTTAGCGGCTAAATTGACTAATTGATTACCCCAATTCATTTAGCTTCCTCCTGACTGTTCATGAGCGCTAGAAAATCCTCGTCACTCATATCGTCCTGCTGGTTATCACTTGAATTTGGCTTAGAAGCCGCCTGAGAAGCGCCGTTTTGCATCCACTTTGGCGTAACTTCTTTACGGCGTGGCTTTGAATAGCCACTAGGTTTTCTTTCGCTCTTCATGCGGTCGTCATGATTAGCAGCGGCCTTTTTAGCCTGCTCTAACGTCGTAATATTTCGTTTCTTCCAACCCGCAACAATTGCACGAACGTATTTCAAACATGCATTAGATCCAATCTGATGTTCTCCAGCAACCCAAATTGCATAGGCAATCACCTCAGGCTTGAACTCTTCCAGCCATTCATCAATTTCGGGACGAGCAATACCATTTGGAAATCCCCACAGGTTGGTCCAATCGTTAATGACCTGCTCGCGCGTCACGCCCTCGTCATCATCATAAGAGTCAGTATCAGTCAAGTCAGGGTCAGTACTAGTAAGTTCTTTATGTTCTACTGGTTGACCTCCACCTTGCCCAACCGGTTGACCTACTTTATCTAAACCAGTTGGCCTACTTTTATGACTTGTAGTTGGGTTACTGGTTGGGTAACCAGCTGACCTACTATATAAATTAATAATGCGATATTCAGGTGGTTTAACATTTTTCTTGCCTCTAACGTATTTAATTAGTCCTAGTTGCACTAATGAGTTGCGTGCTTTATCGAGGCCGGGTTCGGATAGTCCTGTCAGACTGAGTAATGCCGAATTTTTCATGCGAAACTGAACGTCCAACTTGCCTTCATCGTTCGCATAGTCTAATAACTCGCGATACAGATTATTTTGGCCGTTAGAGACACTCGCTTCATACATTTTAAAATTGCGGTACGCTCGTCGTTGCTTGAAGTAATCCAAATTCGTCCCTCCTTTACTAATGGGCCTTTCACCCGTTCGGTGGATTCAGTCACTGCTGTTCAAGCCAATTCTGTTTAGTCAATCTATGAGTAAGTCGTCTGCACTAACGACGCTCTCTAACTTTTTGGTACTACGACAATAAGCACAATGTCCGCATTGGATAGGATCTGCTTCGCCTTTAATGACATCTTGAATATGCTGTTGAGAGTCCAATATCTGGTTCATAGCATTAGTAAGTCGGTACTCCGGTAAATCAATAGCCTGCTTGTCTGGTGGATCCTGTTTGCTTACTGCCACGATGTACGGTTTACACATCACACCGAATTGCTGCTTAATCAGTTCCTGATACACGGCCATTTGAAGCTGATAGTTATACGCATAAACAAATGGTTCCCGTTCACGGCTTTCTTCATTCCAATAACCCTTATAAATATCAGCGGTCGTCTTTAGATCAACGAAGTAACCTTGTTTCAAATTGAGGCAATCAATCTTGCCCTTCCAGGGATAACCACCGATCTCACCAGTTACAATCACTTCTTTATCGCCTTGATAAAGCAAGTTGAAATCATCATCACTAGCAAGCACTTTAATCATTTTGTCAGCCATCTTGAAATCACTTTTTAGTTGCCCTTTAGTAGGACCACGCTTTGCAATTGATTCTGGATGCTCATCTTTAAACTTTTCGTGCGCTTGCTTGCTTTCGAAATAGCTATGGAGCCAATTGCCAACTATTAAGGCTTTGACGTCACGAACAGATTGCCATTTTCCAGTCAGCTCAGCTAGTGCTTCAGACTCACAAACTAAGAACTTCTTGAACCACGTTACTGACATAAAAGCTCGATCAGTCCAGTTCTCATAATAATTATTCGGCGTCAACTTCTGATCCAACATCATTGAGGTTGTCGAAAAGGTTTTGCTGGTCGACTTCGTCTTTGACAGGTTCTTGATCATTGCTTGATGCCTCCTTTACAGCCGTTCTAACGGGTCCTTTAGCTGGTTCGGCAGATTCTACCTTCTCAGCTTTATTCTCTGCTACATCAGCTACCAATGACCTTTTAGGCGGTGTTACGTCTTTTCTATCGTCATTCTCATATTCGTTGCTAGTGGTTTCGTTAACTGCTTTTACAAATAAATCGTTGTCTGAGCTTGAATTAATATAGAACTTCGCAGCTCGATTGATGACTGTACGTTTCGCCATCTCTTCTGGGAACTCGTTTTGAACCTTCTTCGTCTTAGCGTGGCTCCAACTGGTGTCGATGTCTTTTTTTGTCATAACCGTGTATGTCCGGTTCCCGTTGATGTCTTCGATCCATGCAAAGGCCCCGATAATTGGCTTATCTAGGTTCTCAAAGCTTGGCTCGAACTCCTTAACCACCAACACTCCATCTTTACCACCAATCTTGAACGTGTCGTCTTTGTGGACAACCTGTGCCTGAATATCCTTAACGTTTGAAAGACGCTTTACAACGCTAATTGAGCCAAAATAGGAACGCTGCATGACTAACTGGTTGCCATAAGGAATGAAATAGCATTGGTTTTTAGCTGGGCTCAATCCTTGAATTGCCATGTTCATCAACGCTTTGATAACTGATCCTTGATCACATTTATCAAGTAATGGTTGGCCCTTGGTGGTATCGCTCAAAATCAGATACGCGCTGTTCAGGGCATTCCCAACCGAATAATCAGGTGGCAACGATAACCCTTCATTATTCTTCATGTCCTCAATATTGTTATTGACCATCGTAACTAATTCATTGCTCATGCTTTTTCCTCCTCAGATACCCAGTGATAGCCCAGACGTGTCATCATCGTGTCCGTGTCGATGTGTGCCAGTAGCTCGTCCCACAGACGGGCTTGACCAAACACATCAATCAACCATTGCCAATTAGGTTCCTCACCTTGATCTGGATACAACACGCTCACGTCAGTTGAACCGAAAGTAACAATGCAAATGGCGCTCAGCATATCGGCCTGCATATCAGTCGCCCACTGCTTAAAGCCATTGTTATCGATGTAATCTTGGAACAACTGTGCCTTGCCGAACTCGTCACCATCGTAGCAATAGTTATCCGCGTCAAGTACCCAGTCGCGTGAGTCGTTACGTTGCTGCCAATGCTCATTTAAATCTGCCTGTGCTGGTATCATTTGACCCACCTCCGTGTCAAACGTTGTCTTAGTGACTGTTTCGGAGTACAATAGAATTCAAGAATAAAATTGTTAAGCGTCTTTGCTGCACGGGTACTTCCGATACTCGAGCAGCTTTTTTCGTACTCAAATTTAGGCTTTAGCGATACTTTGCGTACTTCCAACTATCTCAGCCTCCTTAAATTTGTCAAAAAGATTATTCAATTCTTCGATCGTGAGCTGTTTGTAAAGCACGTTTCCAATCCTGAATGTGAATTTCATCGTCTTCATCTCCTTAAATTCCAAACCAACTAGCAACTTCATGACGCTTGAACCACAAGGCAGTTAACGCACAGCCTACTATTGCTCCTTCAATCATTGCTATTTCCTCCTAGCCATTTTCTTGGTTGACTTTATCGATTACTTCCTGCAATTTATCCATTGGGATACCGGCATACTCAGCTTTCTTAGCCAAATCAGTTATTTCGGCGCTAATCTCTTCTGCATATTCACGTGGATAACGTTCAATAACTAGTTGCTGCGCTGGTGTCCGATCATTTGGATTAATCGCAATAGCGTTCTCAAACTCGGCTTCCATTGCCTCTCGTTCTTGCTGCTCTTTCTTCTGACGCATTAGGGCTGAGAACATATCGCCCTTTAGACGCCTGTCATTCTGGAATGACAGCACGCCGAAATTCTCACGAGCGCCAGAATAGCTAAGCCAAAAATCGTTAATTACATTTGCTAACGACTTCCTGATTTGTGGATCAGTGCTTCTTGATCCACTCTTCAACCGGGACAATTGTCCGGGAGAAACATGCGTCCTATCTGCAATCTGCTGCTGTGTTAGTGTTTTATCTCTACCTAATGCCAATGACAATTGCTCTGCAAACTTGTTTTTCATACCTACACCTCTGTATTTTGGAAAGGGCTTTATACCGCCTTTCCATGTAATTCACCTATAATTTAAATTAATCGGGATGATCTAATAGGTAATCCATCATCTCAGCTGCTGGAATCTGCCAGCCGTTATGGGTATTCACATAATCAATGAAACCACCCTGTTCAATATCCAAATCATGGCGATGCTTGGTTAAATATCGTGAGGCTCGTTCGGTTGATTTAGTTCCATATTTATACTTAGCCAAATCTTTAAGCTTCCAAGTACGAATACCACGTTGTGCTTGCTTCCAGGCTTGGAACCTCTCGTATTCTTCTTCGCTAATGAATTGGAAGCCCTTTGGAGCCTCATGCCGAATCAATATCGTATCTGACATGTTCGCACCTCCTAATATGAAACTGACATAAGTTGACTAGCTTGCTCGTTATACTCATCCGTTACCGCTCGAAATTCAGCATCTAGTGCTTTATCACTTAGTGCCTCAAACATTACTCTTGGCGTTTCGGGCTTAACCTTTGCTAGTGCATTAATTAATGTAGTTCGTGACAGGTTTGTCATTTTGTTGCCTCCGTTCTTTGAAAATTAAATATTGGCTTTTAACGACTCGAGTATTCGACGTACTCCATCAATGGTGCTCTTGTTAATTTGATACACCTAAATGGAACCTTTGAACCATTTCGTGCAACTGTTCTTGCGTAATCTCCATTACTTAGTCACCTCCACTGATAATTCATCCGTGGAAACTCCTAATGCACGGGCAAGCTTTTTCGCCGTCTCGTATGTCAAATTAGTACCTGACTCAATTGCGCTAATCGTCGTTTGCGGTACTCCACTTTTATCAGCTAGTGCTGATTGGCTGAGTCCCAATTTCTGCCGCAATTCTCGAATTCTTAATGTGTAAGTCATTTAGTATCTCCTTTCCTGTTAACTATATATCGTTAACTTGTTTTTACTATAACCGATATATCAGTTAGTGTCAACTATATATCGGTAAAAGTTTTTTTAATTTCATTTAGAATAGAATTAACAATATATCGTTAGGAGCATTCACTATGCAAACAGATGGTCAGCTTATTGCGACAAGACTAATTTCACTAATAAATGAGCAAAACTTAACTATCAATCGCGTTGCTAATCTATCCGGTATGAAACAGTCAACTCTGAATTCTATTTTTTCCGGACAAAGTAAGCGCCCAACAATTACTACAATCCGTAAGGTATGTGGCACCCTCGGTATCAGCGTTCACGACTTCTTCGACTTCCCGCCTTACAACGAGGTGGAAAAATAATTTCCATAGACTTCTCACTTAAAAAGGTGGTTAAAAAATGTTAACAGCTACGATTCATTTTTTAGATGGTGAAACACTAACGCTAAACGTACATGACTTTGTTTGGGGTATTCGCACTGCGCCAATTAATGATCGTCCTAAAAAAATTTCTAAAAAGAACTGGGAAAAGATAACGTACGATTTTCCTAACAAAGACGAAATTAATGGTCCGTTTGAACTGAACGAACATATTAAGCTAGGATTAGTGCCAAGTATCACCAAACTTCTAAACAACTACACTTTCTTTTTCACTGATGATGACCCTGGCACCGTGTTTGCCAGCTCCAAAGTGGTAAAGATTGTCAGTCATTAACGTTTAATCCGAAGAGTTGCTATTTGCGGTAGCGGCTCTTTTACTTTTCATTGGCATCATTTTGGCACCTCCTTATTTACTCGTATTGTGTACTTTATCTTCAAAAAAATAAGTCCATTTAACACGTTTTTTTTTCGATATATCGTTCATTCTTACAGCCATTTTCTTAGCTCTACCAACACTTGGTGTTCTATGCCCTTGTTCGTAAGACGCTAAAGTTGTCTCTGGCATATCGAGAAATTCAGCAGCCTTTTTTTGCGTTAGTCCGTTGATATCTCTCCACTCTTTTAACCAATGACGCATGTTAACACCTCCTAACTAAGTAATACGTTTCGCGTACCTTTGATGCTTATTAATATAATACAATTCGCGTATTTAGTCAACACAAAAATACTCTAAACGAGTATTTTTTATATTTCTGTACAAAATACGCATTATGCGTAGTAATCTTATAATTAATGAAGGAGGCCTATCAATGTTTGCTGAACGCCTTAAAGAATTACGAAAAAGAGAAGCTGGTCTAACGCAAGAGAGATTAGCAATGCAATTGGGCATGGCCAAAACAACACTGGCTTCCTATGAACAAGGAAAACGACAGCCTGATCTTGAAACACTTTCTAAAATTGCAGATCGTTTTTCCGTGACAACTGACTACTTGCTTGGAAAAAATGGCACGCCAAAATGGGCAACCAAGAAAGATACCATTGACCTGAAGGATTTTCTTGAAGCAAATGAGGGTTCGATGACCTATGGGGGTGAAGATCTTACTGAAGAAGAGAAACAACAAGTGCGTGTGGCCATGGCAACAATATTCTGGAAACGCCACAAGCATGATTAGGAGTTGTACTTATGGATAGAGTAAAAGATATCGTTAAAACTATTGTCAATCGTTATCACACAGCGGACCCGTTTGTAATTGCGGAAAAGCTTAACATACAAGTGGAATGGTGTGATTTTGGGGCAATGCCTCTGGGTAAAAATGCTTATGACAACCAAGAGCCTATCATACTACTCAATAATTCTATTAAACATACGTCACAGCAGTATTTTATTCTCGGTCATGAGCTGGGACACGTTATATTCCATGAGGGACTGATTGGGTACTACACTTCCGTTAAACATGGACATTCTAAGTTTGAACGTGAAGCTGATGAATTTTCAGTTGGATTGATGGGAATGTTGTTTATTGAGGAGAATGGCCATATTCCCTATTCATACAGAGAACTGTCCTATCAATACGGGGTACCATTCGACGGAGATTAATATACATGAGTTTGGAGGAATTATGACAGCGATTATTAATACAGTATTTTTAATTTCATTCATAGCTTTTCTGTATTTTATTGGACGGGGAACTATAAAATTTTTAACAAATAAAGATACCAAACATTCTTTTAAGTACGGACTATTATCACTACTTATATCTCTTGTGTTTATGGTAATTGGCATAATATTTGACCCTGCCATAAAAAGTTCTTCAGAGAGTAATAATTATAATTCAGCGAATAGCAACTCTACTACAAGTAAAGAATCAATAGACTCAACGTCTCAAAGCCATTCTTCTAAATCATCTAGTTCTAAAAAGTATGATTTCAGCAAAGTTAAGCTTGGCATGACTAAATCACAGGTCACTGCTATCATGGGAAAGCCTACAGACGAGAACTCAAGCACGCTTATGTACGGATCTGATGACTTAGATTTTCAAAATGATAAATTATTTGATGGTTCTCCTGATGAAGTTCATAAAGCCGCTATAAAAAAAGATAAGACCGAAGCTAACGAATCTAGCAAGAAAAGAGTAAACGAAGGCCAACTCAAATCATTTGCTAAGGTTTTTGGGCAAAAAGACGTCGAAACTTTACAAAAATACGTTGGCTCTGCATATTCGTCTATAGAAACTTCACAGGGAATGGCTTATGGTTGGAAAACTGATTACGGTATGCTTTATAGATTAGATGATAGTAGCACTGGTATCACTCATGTATATAAAGATGGTCTTGGAGACTCTGGTACACAACTGTACGTCGGTCAGACCATCAAACAAAAGCAACGTAGAAATTATTATTACTATAACTAGGAGGAAGATATGTCTATTATTCTCACATGGTTAATAATTATTATCGCTATTATGTACTGGATTTTAAATAAGTTCGTTAAATTCATGACAGTGGGACATCTCAAACTAAAGGATTTAATTCGTGCAGGCCTTTGGTCAATGATTGGAATTTTCATCTGGAAAAAGTTACACCCAAATGAAGATATACCAGACCGTTTTAACTCAGAAATTAATAAGTATAAGGAACTTCTCGCACAGACACAGAAAAATCACGATAAGAATTAATATTGCTAGGGAATACTAAAAAGCTATGTCCAATAAGCTGATCGACATTAAAAGCTGTTAAAAGAGGAGGAATTTCAGCATGAAGACAAAGAATTTAGCGCTTACCAACGGAATCGTGGGATTAGTTGGCGGAATCATCTTATTATTTGGGGGCTGGTTTGTCGCTGGTGGCGCCCTAAGCGATGCGGCAACTGGATCAGCAACAAGCACATCAGGTACAGTGGCTTTATTAAACATTTTGAAAATTGCCATTTTAGCACTAGGCATCATTGCATTAATTTATTATAAAGGCGATTCAAGAGTAAATACTGCACCAGGTGTTTTACTAATTGTCGGCGGCGCAATCGCACTTATTCCATTCTTAGGTTGGATTGGCGGAATTATCGCAATTATTGGTGGTTCTTTATATTTAGCTTCCCTAAAGAACTTTAATCAACCACAACAATAACACAATGCACTATTTTGAAGGATATACCTCAGGTGTCAAAGGCGTATTAGGTGCGAACTTTAACGTTACTTTCACCAATGGAACATTGAGTGGTAAAACTCAATCTGGTATGAAATAGCAATTTATAACTGGCCCTTGATTGGGCTTTCACGCGAGCGTAGTTCAACGGTAGAATGGTTCCTTTAATTCAAATATAGCCTACCTTCCAATGCAGGTTCGACTCCTGCCGCTCGCATAGAGATTCCTAACTCAATCAAACACAGGAGAATCACCAATGTTCAATTCTTTAACTTATTTTTTAAAAAGCATGTCCTCTATTAAGTGGAGCACTGAGCTATTATTTGTGGCAATTATATCAGCATTAGTTGCATATTTTCTCTATAAAAAGCTTCATCACTAAATTATTACAAACGTGGGTGTAGTTCAACGGCAGAACAGCAACTTCTTATGGGATACCCTTCCTTTATTTCTTATTGCCATGCGGGTTCAACTCCTGCCACTCACATTGACCAGTCAGGATGTCATTAAAAGCTAGGAGTTGGGACTACTTATAATTCGGGGAATTATTGTTATTGGGGAATAACATATTTTGGAGGGATTACTTTGGATATATTTTTTACATTTATGTTTCTTGTATCTTTAATTGCGTTAGCTTACTTTTCAATTCGTGGGGGAATTCATCATTTCACAAAAACAGGTGTTAATCGTCCATACAAAAAATACACCTTAATCTCAGTAGGACTAACAATCCTATTCTTAGCATTAACGGTTTGGGCCGCCCCTTCTGGCACAGCAAGATCGAGTGCATCACAGTCAGATACAGCCTCAAGTAGCAAAGCAAAGAAAAGTTCAGCAAAAGATGCATCGAAAAGAAAGGCTAGTATCAGTAAAGCTAACTCTATTAAGGAGAAGGAGTCATCTGAAAGCGCCCTATCAAGTAGCAAAGAAGAATCTGAAAGTATTGCTGCCTCCAAGTCTGAATCCAAAGAGAATTCAGAGAGTATGGCTAGTTCTGAATCCGAATCAAGCAAAAAGCAGTCTGAGGCAGAAAGCTCTTCAATAGCTAAAGCCAGTTCAGAATCATTAGTTGCTAGCTCGTCATCAGCTAAAAAAGCGAGCGAAACAAGTAAAACAGACAATGCTTCCTATACACAAAATGGTGGTTGGACTACTGCTGCTTCTGGTATGGTTTTTGTATCAGACTCCAATAAGTACTACACCAGCGTTAAAAATCCAGGTAATTACCAATATATGACCCAGAGTGCTGCTGATAATTCTGGTGCCAAGCCAGCACCACGGGGCAATCAATACGCAAGACCATAACAGGTCCAAGCCCTCATCGGGGCTTTCACGCGAGCGTAGTTCAACGGTAGAACGGTGCTCCTTTGAATTGCTAACTAGATACTAACAGATGCAGGTTCGACTCCTGCCACTCGCATTGACCAGTCAGGATGTCATGAAAAGCTAAGGGTCGGGATTACTTATAATTTATTTCTCATTACTGAGGAATAAATTATTATTACTACAACTAAGAGGTGGACAAAATGGGATTGTTGAAACGAAAACCAGAATTCATCATTACTGGTCAAACCCCAGACGACTATGTTCCAATTGGAATTGTCACAGGAATTGCTAATGCAGGAACATTAGGTAAAGGCGAGATTAGATCAGCAATAGAAAAAGCCCAAAAAGATTTGTGGTCAGAAGCTATTAAACTTGGCGGTACGGCAATCTCTAACTATCGTATTTCCCGAGCTCCCAGTGGTAACGCATCGCTATCTGCACAAAGTATCATAGTTTACGGCGACGCAATTAAAAAAGTATAACAGCAACCCCATATTGGGCTTTCACGCGAGTGTAGTTCAACGGTAGAACAATTATTTGCACACTTCTCATAGGTCTCACATCCTATATTGATGTAGGTTCGACTCCTGCCGCTCGCATTGTAACAAATAACCCATACTACCGCTTACTTTAGTACCTACATCACGTGGGCGTAATTCAATGGTAGAATAACGATTTCAGCCCTTCTCTCTCGTTTGAAATTGTTATGTAGGTTCAATCCCTGCCACCCACTTTTAAAAGAAAGAAGGTAAGATTATGGATAAAGATATGTCGAAATATGAACTCATAGATAACATTACTAATGACTTAACCTCTTTTATTAATCTGTATGCTTTCGTTTATCTTACAAAAGATAGCTACTCAAGGAAAGAATGTGGCCGCATAATCCAAGGAATGGAAAAAGATATGGTTGATCGTCTTAAGCAAAAATAATTGTAGGTACATTCTAATTAACTGTTGAGCCGACCAAAACCCATTGTTGGCTCTTATGCGAGTGTAGTTTAGTGGTAAAACGACAGCCTTCCAAGCTGTAGTCGCGGGTCCGATTCCCGTCACTCGCTTTGTAAAAAAATTTATTTTAACAAAAATCAAATTAATATTGTATATACTAATGCGGGGATTAAAGTATGAATAATAAAGGTACTTTTGAAATTTTAACAATTCCAGATGACACAAGTTACTGGTTAGTTCGTGCTGATGGTGGAAAATATCTAGATGACTACATTGAAAATTCTTTCATTTCGATTGCACATAATCAGGTAACTATCGAGTCAATCCACTCCGATGATAGCCCCAAAGATGGTCTAAAAAAACCAGATATCCATCAAATGTACATTGATTCTTATCCCCATCAAACCAAACATTGGCAGACGATTGCCTCGTCTCAATGTTTTGAATTTATTAATAACATGAAAATTGGAGATGTTGTTCTTACGCCTGGTAAAAGTTCTGATTATTTTGCAATAGGTGTTATTACAGGAGATCCATTCGATGCTGATAAATCAAAATTAAGAACAAAAAAAGAAAACTCTGGACCCAATGGAATTCAATATAAAGTCGATCAAAATCTAAAACGGCGAAACGTTACATGGATGAAAACAATACAAAGATCATCACTCCCCGGCGAACTTTATTGGATTTTGTCTGCACATCAAGCAATTTTTAACATTTCAAGTTACGCGGAATACATTGATCCTTTAATATTTCCTCTTTTTCAAAAACATAAAAAAATTCATTTAACCGTCTACACCACATTAGAAGACGATTTAACTCTTGCAAATTGGCAAGGTATTGTCGAAATGGCAAAAGACGAACAGTCTAATTATTTACACCAAGTAGAACTACAAGCAGACGTTCATTGTCCGGGCACCTTAGGATTTATAACTGGTCAGGAAAACATACAAGCAATTATAAACATCATTCACACAGTAGCTAGTCTTGGAGGGAATCAAGTAATTACTTTTGGTGGAATTGTTACTTTAATCTCTTTAGTAATTGGGAAAGAGGGGAAGAAAAAAGGCATTCTGAATTGGTGGGATGATTACCGAATCTCGCACATACAAAAGAAGGCCGAACTTAAACGTCTCAAACAAGAAACAAAAAATGTTCCTGATGAAGTGAAGAATATCAAACCTCAGATCAAGGATGTTGGAACCGTAATTTCACACGAAAACCTAAAATCGAAGGAAAAGCCAGAGAATGATCAGGAACCAGAGAAATAAATATTGGAATAACAAGAATGGAAAATATCCAAATGGCAAAGGGAATATAGCTATGAATTAGCGGCCACAGTATTAATGCAATGAATGTCGACTCCATTGACGTTAACATAAGATATGCTACTACCTTCTTCATAACCTTCACTTCCTTTCTTCCACTTACATATGATTACACATATCATATATAAAATAAACAGCACTTTACTACTTTAGTGCTTTTATTTTAGCACATAAAAGAACATACGTTTGGAAATGTCAGCCTATTATTATTTCCAGTTGGGAGGAATAAAACATGTCAGTAACCAAACTTAATAATGGTAAATGGCAAGCCCGTGTCTCTTATAAGGATGATGACGGTAATTATAAATCGGTTACCCATTTAGAAAAGCGCAAAACCGACGCTGTTGAGTGGGAAACTAAAACTAAAAATGCTCTGCTGGAAGGTGCTGACTTATCACGTAGCACCGAGAGTCTAAAGCACTACTTTCTTGATTGGATCAGAATTTACAAAACTGACGGCGTATCGCGTCATACCCACGAGCTATATATGGGCAACTGGCGCCACGTCTCTGCCTATTTTAAGGATAAACCTATGAGCTCAATTAAACGCCAAGATTACCAGAAGTTCCTGAATGAATTTGGCCGCAGTCACGGAATTGCCACATCTCACAAGCTTCATCAACAAGTACACACTGCAATCAAGGACGCCGTAGCTGATGGTATTCTAAAACGTGACTTTGCTTACAAGGCGCACGTCACTGGACGCCCTCCTAAGCCCGTAGAGGAAAAGTATTTGACGTTGTCAGATTATAAGAAGCTGCGTAAATACCTCATTAAAACAGCTGATTATGACCACATGACTATGCTGATGATGCTGTTTCAATTAGAAACTGGAACCAGGTTCGAGGAAGCTGCTGGTCTGACGTGGGATAATTTGGATTTGAATAATGGAATAGTTCACATTAAACAGCAGTGGGACGCCCGTAGACAGAATTTTCGTCCAACTAAGGGAAATGGACAGGCCGATGGAGATATAACCATAGGGCCCGCCTACTGTCGTTTTATGAGGGCCTATCGCATCACACAGAAAGATTATTTAGAACTACACGAAATGAAGAATCCTAAGAACCTCGTATTTTGGTCTAAACTAGGAAAAATCGTGGGCAATGGGAATGCAAACGAAGAGCTAGGACGTATTTGTACCCGTCTAAAGATCAACAAAGTTACAACACACGCCATGAGGCACACACACGCTTCGATTCTTATCTTAAATCATGAGTCCCTTCCCTATGTTCAACATCGCCTTCGACATCAAAAACTAGAAACGACCGTTAACACCTACGTCCATCTTATTGAAGAAGAAAACGGCGTGTCAGATAAGAAGGCTACCGAGCTAATGGACGAAGGATTTTAAAAAATGATAATTTTATGATTGCTGTAGTCCTTGTGCCGCAAGGGATTACAAAATCATTTGTTAATTTTTCTTCCAAGAACTGCTATATTTTGGCTACTTTTTTCGTTTTTGGAAGAATCGTGGAAGAACATATCGTATTTGAGTGGTTTCCGAGTGTAAAACAAAAGCACCAAAACGCCTTTATATCAGCGTTTTGGTGCTTTGTCGTTTCTCTATATTTGTCAACTTATCACCCGCACGGGGATCGAACCCGTAACTCCGCCTTGAGAGGGCGACGTCTTAACCAATTTGACCAGCGGGCACAAATTCATTTATTATCTTACCGAATGATAAGCGGCTTGTCAAATATAATTAAGATTTTTGCCACCTAAAAATCGTCACAACAACTAAACCAACGAATAAGAGCAAACAGTAGGCCACACTACACCAAAAAACGAAAGTCAATAATTGGGGTAACAAAAAGCTGCGCATAACTGCTAATCCGATGGCCGTGACCGCCCATACGATCAATTGTTGTCGCAGATGATCGAATAAATGATCTAATTCTGACTTCGACATACACTCACCTTCCATTTAACTAGTTTAGCCACCAACTGATACGATATTCAAGCAAAAATGCAAAAAATAGACACAAAGTTTCAGCAAAGTCTTGACAGTATTTGCTGGAAAAGTTACTATTAAGTAGTTGTTATTGGGTATTCGCCAAATTGGTAAGGCAGCGGACTCTGAATCCGTAATTTACTGGTTCGAGCCCAGTATACCCAATATTCGTTATCAGCTGTTATCATTGGTTGTCAAAAACACCGTGATTGCAGCTTTTTTATTACTTTAGTTTATCATTAATTGTCATCTCTTTTCACTAAAAGTCAGCCAAAAGGACAGCCAAAAATATAACAAAAAAGCCACTGTTTCCAGTGACTTAATACTTGCGCGGGGTAGTGACTGTTAGCCAACTTTGGTTAGCAGTTTTTTTCGTTAGGCCATTAGTCTAACGCTTATTATCAAGGCAATGACTGCAATAGTAATGTGTATCACAAAAATAACCTTTCTTATAGTTTTAGGTTCATGATAATCAAACGGCCACTGAATAAAGTCAAATACTGACAGAATCATAAAGTTAAACGCTAATAAATTTAGCCCATAAACAGTCACCGGCATAGACAAGCTGAAAGCCATGCGGCCATATTGTAATATGCTACACGTTATCAAATATGCTGGAATAATCAACAATGTAATATTTACAGTAACTTCGAAAAACCATTTTTTAATGAAATAACTCATTTACAAGGACACTCCAGTAAATATTTAACTGCACATTATTAATTATACAGTAAAATTGTTGAAGTTGGGCTATAGTAGCATTCAAACCGTTAGATCACTGTAAAATTTTGCAAAAGCGTGTAATGCTTCATTCTTCATATAATTAAACTTGCTAACACTAACCGATAATTGGTTACAAGCTTCATTGCGGGTGAAATGCTTCTCAATAACGTAATCATGTAAAATAAATTGATATTGTGGATCATCAATTGCATTTAGGGCGTCTTCGACTTCTTTTAGCTGGTAAGACAGGTCAACATGGTTTATCAGGCGGCTTTCAGCGCCGTTTCGGCTGCTATGGCTTGACACTCCATCGAATGAGGGGCTGGAAACTTGATTAAAAGCCGTCAAATCACGTTTTAGTTTGGCATATTGCTTCAATAAATTACGAATTTTCTTAACATCTTGACGCATCGGAATCACACTTTCTGATCCCAGATATATGTATAAAAAAGAGGCTCGGGGGAGAGCCTCTCACTATAGGATATGATAATCGCCGTTATTACGGGAAAGTAATATTAGGACAAATTACAACATTAATTTTAGTACCAATCATTTCATATGTCAAACCTAAGCTTCAATTTTTCCACGCAGTTGTTGAATCATACTGACAACTTGATACGGTGTCTTTGTCATATCAGTTACTCTGTTTTGATACCAGAATTGTGTCAGCAAGGACACCGCAAAATCGTACTGTTTGTAGACAGTCAGATCTTCATTCTTGCTAACAGCCGTCTGCACGTAGTCCTTGGCGGCGTCTAAATAACTTTGAATCATTGGATCATCTTCAGTTACATCAATTCGCAGGCTTAGTTTAATGTCGTCTACAGTCACTGCCAACTAATCACTTCCTCATAAGTTTAACTTTACTCTCATAAAATTATATGGTATAAATATAGAGTACTCATTGCCCGGTAGTTCAGCGGTAGAATAATTGACTGTTAATCAAGAGATCGCTGGTTCGATCCCAGCCCGGGCAGTCTCCAAAACACATATTTATCATAAAAGGCCGTGACCTTGAAGTCACGGCCTTTTTATTACCAAGTCATAGCATAATAGATTACCTCAAACACTTTAAAAGCAACATATGCGGCGAATACATACGTGATGATAATACCACTGTATGCAAGGATAAATGTGTTCTTCATGAAATCACTCCTAAAATTATAGCTGCACGTTCCATTAAAATCTGATAAGCATTATCATCATACTATCACTTGTTGTTTGAAATTCCACTTACTTTGTCTTCCTATTTACCAGCAGTTGCAGTTCCTAACGCCACATTAATTACAGCGGTCTTGTCAATCACTTCATAATCATTCCGCACAATGACGGAAAGCCCTTGACTGAACTGGTCGAACTTGTCCCATTGGGCGGTTACTTGGTTACGCCGGAAGACAGCCACGGCTTGTGATAAGTCCCCCGCAATCATTGGGAACGTCCCGTCGGCGTTGTTGGCCAGTAACTTGTCACTAATCATGACGACTGGTGCCCCTAACAAGGTGAACCCACTGGGTGCCGTTGGGTTCGGCTGTAATAAGTAACGGCCTTCGGAATCCTTCAAGGTATCAAGGTAATTGAACCCGGATTGGTTCACTAGCCACATTTTGCTCAAGGCGGGATCTAACGTCACATTGAAAATCTTTTTAAGATCATCAATACTGGTTGCCGTTGCTTTAGTAAAGTTGCTACCAGTTAACAAGCTCATAATCTGCGTGTTGTCCGTGTTATCAACCAGTTGTTGCAATTGGGTTTTAACTTCGCTAACAATATCCACTTCGGCGTCTTCCACCACTTCATTAGATAAGGCAATCTTACCCGCCCGGGTCTTTACATCAAACGGCACTTCCGTAAACATATTCGCGTCAACATCGGCAATATCGGCTAATTCGTCCTTAGTAGCCAGTACCGCAGATTGTTGGCTGGTGGCAATTGGATAAGTACCGGAACCACTAGAAACTTGCTTAACCGTCGCATATTGGGCGAGGTTGTAATTGGATTGTTTTAATTGGAAAACGGGGGTAATCAGTTCTTTAGGAATAACCGCACTGGCACCGTCAGTCTTTAAACCGTCCCGTGTTTCCCCGTGTGTCCGCACATATTGTTCAAAGGCGGGAATACCGGTTTTGCTTTCGTTACCATTGTCATTGCTGTTAGGATCAATAATTGTTTGTTTTGCCATGTTGTCAGGCTCCTTTTCTTGGTTAATAAATTTTTCGTAGCTACGGGTATCAACTTGCACATTTGTATCGTCATAAGCGGGAACAGCTACCACCGACACGTCGAACAAACTCTTAACTTGATTAATGGTGCGCGTGATATTACCACCATCATCTTTAGTCCATTCGTCGGTGTCGTCGTCACTATCAAAGCCAAATGAACAGGAATCAACATTCCCACTCTGAACTTCTTCGTAGACGTCATTAGCAAACGACGTATTCGGCAACTGCGCGGTGAAATGTAGCCCCTTGTCGTCCGTTTCTAGCGTTAACGTGCCCGCCTTGGCACTGGCTAACACTTGAGTGTAGTCGTGGTTATTAAGCATAAGAACGTTTGATAAATCGACACCATCAAGGGCTTTGGGGGTAACAACCTCAGTGAAGCCACCTAAGTCTTTGCTTGGTGAGTTCCATACAATTGCATAACCACTAATTGTTTTACCCTTGCTTGTTTGGAAACCTTTAGGTTGCGGGTCTGCTGAATTTTCAGCTGGCCCGTCTTCGGGTGTTTCTAACTGTGGCGTTTGTGCTCGCAATTCGGCGTCAATCGTTAACCGTCGGTCTTGTTTCATGAATTATCCACTCCATTCTTTTGTAAGTTTAGGAAAATATTGCCATCGTCAGTTGGTGGCAAGCCAATCTTGGCCCGAGCTTCATTGCGGCTCATAATGCCACCCGTGAAACCAGCCACCGCTTGGGCTTGCTGAGTTTGCGGGTCAAGGCTCAATAACTTGTCCGTGTTAAACGTAAAGTCATGACCAAGCTTGAACGATAGCTCGCTGGTAAAGCTATCAAAGTAATGCTGTAATGTCCCTTGAAGATACTGCACGCCACTTTGCTCTTGGTTAGAATGATCGTTTTCAACCCCTAAGCGCTCCGGCGGTAAGCCAAAAGCCTTAGCAATTTGTCGGGTCGTCCAGTCATTCGAGTTGACCAGTTTTAACACATCGGTATTTAAGGATAAGTTACTAATGTCCATGGTGTCATCGGTCACAATCGTGTTGATCGCGTTATCACCCGTATTGGCTTCATCAAACTGGTTGCGAATATTGCCTTTGGCTTCCGGCCCTAAATCAGATTGATGGACTTTAATAATCGTGGTGCCATGCACGCCAGCAGTAAAAAAGCCGGTTAGCAATTTATTGCCGGCCGACTGAATCTGGCGTTCATCTTTGAGGGCATATAAGGGGCTAATCCCCGATACACCGTCTTTGGTGAAATATTTAAAATGTAAAATGTTGTTAGGCGCGATCTGACGACTGTTACCGCTAATCGGGGTATAGGTGTAGGTCAACGCCCCACTGACGTCATCTTGTTCAACCGTCAATTGTTTGTTTTGCACAAATTTAAGCGTGTGATTAGGCAAAATCTCCGCAAAACTATTACCATTGAGTAACAGGTTAGCCGCCAACGCATATTTGAAATGGTACCCGTCCATCTGACTATTGGGATTCTGATTAATCATTGTATTAAAGATCGCCGTATCGCACATAATCGGATTGCTGGCAATATCGCTCGCAATAATATTAATCGCCGCGTAAATGTCACTATTACGTAACACCGCCGCACTCACAAACGTATATGGGTCGTTACTTGATAAACTAACCAAGGCGTCGGCCACCGGATCATGCGTGCCACTGGTGGTACTGCTTTTAACGAAAAAACTCATTTAATCACCTCTTTGCTTTTCATAATTAATTAGCAACGCTAACAGAATCATTGCCGTACCAGCCAGCATTAACCCCGCTTGCCAACTGATCCAGCAACCAAAACCAATTACTAAGCAGATTAGGCCAATCACCAACAAGATCGTTTGTACATAATCAGAACAGATCTGCCGCAGTCGCTGTTTTGTAGTAATCTTCTGCATGCTGTTGATCCTCACTTTCTTGGTAATAGTCCATACCAGCTACAAACGCGTTAATCAACGCCGCAATCGGGTCAATCCGATTACTATTGCGGGCTTTATCCAGTTGCCAACCATTGTTTAGCACTTTCAAGATGGCGTTATTGACCGCATAAGCGAGAATCTTGTTGCCGTTATGTTTAATCTTGTCATCGTAAAGCTGATCACGAAAATTACGGGTTGGGATATTCAAAGTCTTGGTGCCTTGTCGTACTTCAAACAAAGGATAGCTTAATTTCTCGAATTTTGTAATTAACGTTTGCGCGTTATACGGGTCATAAGCGATTGCTTTCACTTTCCAGTTGTATTTCCCGACCAGTTTTTGTACAAAATCAAATAGATTGTCATAATCAATAATGCCACTATCTAATCGGGTGATACTACACTCACCCGCCCGCTCCATTGACCGGTAATCAATGCCATCACGTTTAATCTTAGAATCGAGGCCATATTTAGTCCCCACAAACGAATGACTATCACAATAAAACTGACCGTTACCAATTGGAACGAGCCAACTAACCGCGGTTAAGTCATTACTTTTTGATAAATCAATGCCAATATAGGCGTCACGATTATGTAAGTCGGGCACCTTTGCCAATTTACCAGCGGCCCAATCGTCTGCTGAAATATAACTGTCCTCACTGGCTTGCAACCACATATTGAAATTCTTAACCAGTACCGGGATTAGGTTGTTTTGCTTAATGGCAAGGTCAACGTCGGCCTGAATCTTTTCCGTCATGCGTTGTTTAGCGTGTGGTTCACTGAATAACGGGTTGGCCTTAATCCAATTGGCTTGATCGTAAACTTCTTCGCGGTCGTCAAGTTCCCATATTGCCACAAAATAACGGTCAGCTTTGGTTTTCCCCTTTAAAACGTCCGTCAGCATGTCATATTCGGCGTGCATTGGAACGTTAAGGTTAAGACCCGAGGTGGAAATCACCGCCAGCAGGGAGTTATCTTCTTGTGCTTGGCCAGACTTTAAAACGTTGTACACTTTGCGGTCTTTAGCTTCGTGCCATTCATCTAAAATAACGGTCGTCCCGGCATAACCATCAAGCGTACTGGTATCACTGGCAAGGGCCAAGGCTTGTGAATCAGTTTCTAAGTCAGTAATGGCTTGCTTTTGCACCTTAACCCGTTGCCGCATATACTTCGATTGCTTACGGACTTGCCGTAAACCACTTGAAAGCATGTCATAGCCTAATTTAGCTTGTTTAAGGGCGTTACTGACAAATAATACTTGTCGGTTGCGGGCGGGCTGACGTTCTCTTAAAAGGCCATTAGCGGCCATACCAGAAGCCAGATAGGTTTTACCATTCTTCCGGGCCATACTAATAAACGCACGATCATAACGGCGGTTACCAGTAGTTTTTTCACGCCAGCCATACAGTTCACTAATGATCCATTCTTGAAATGGTTGCATGGTGAGTTGGCTACCGTCAGTCTTAGGCATCAATTCGATAAACTTAACCGCCTGTGCCGCTTTGTCTTCGTCATAGTAGAACGGGAAGCTGTCGTCCTTAGAACGGCTTAAATCGCGTTTAAATCGCTCACACGCCCATTTGATTTTTTGACCAGCCAATACTTGACCCGATAACACTTGGTCAACATATTCAATCATGACAACATCGCCTCAAAAGTATCTTCGGGTGTCTCATCTTTCTGTTTATTCAATTCCATGCGGGCCCGGCTCGATAGCGACATGCCTAAATCATTGGCTAAGGCTTTTAAATCTTTCATCGCTTGTGACTGCATGGCTACGTAGGGGTTCGGCTTACGTACACCAGTCTCTTGATTAGTTTGTACCAGTCCGTTCTTACGAATATCATTCTCGCAAGTCTGTACCGTTGCATAAGCGCGGCAATAACTGGCTAACATTGCCCGGTCAAGTTCACTAATTGGGGTATTGGCCTTTAAATAAGGCGCTACCCGTTGCCATTCAGTCAAGGCACGATCATGTAACCAATCTGGCGGGGTTAAATCAAGCACCGGATAATCAAATAACGCTTTTTCAGCGTCTTTACGTTGATCACGCTCATCATTGGTTAAATGTTTCTTCATACTGGCTAAGGCTTTTACTTTTTGGCTCATTCGGAGCACTCCTTTCGTTTAAATTTACGTACCAAAAAGCCCCCACGGGTTAGACCCGTAGCGGCTGATTGATACATATATCCAGAACTCGTTTATTATACCTATATTATCGCACATATTTCTAAAAAGTGCAATTAATAACATGTTTATATTTACACGTTACCCCCTGACTAGCTATTTGTTTAAATTTCGCATTATTAGTAGGGATATTTCACAATCCAGCAAAATTAGCAAAAAATCAAAGCTCAAAAGGGACTTTTATAAACACAAAAGTATGCTGTCCGCTCCTTTTTGGTCGACCATGGCCCCCCATATCAACGTTTCTGGGCTGTCATGCTGTTTTAAATTTGGCGGCGCAAAATTGAGCCGCCAACTTGAATTGTTCACTCGGCCGAAAAATCGGCGCAGTCCATTGCCACTTTTGGCAACTTAGACGCAAAATGCGGGTTGGTTAACTAGGTCGAAAATTTCGACTCACTAACTCAGCTTAACAAGTGTAGTCAGCACTACACTTGCTAGGTCAGCGGAAAACTCCGCTTAGTAGCTCGGCTTAAAGTTCAGCGCAGTATTGCACAGATCTACTACCTAAGTTAAACTTAGCCAGTCTGATTCACTTTAGCGGGAAATTCCGCTCTACTAAAAAGCGCCGCGCCTTTCAGCACGACACTCATTGGTTATTTAGTTTGTTGCTCCCGCTGTTCTCTAGCCAGTCTAGTCTTCCGGTTATGATGTCGGTAACATAATGGTTGTAGGTTGCTTTCATCTAAGCGACGTGACCAATCATCTTTGATTTCAATAACGTGATCGACCACATCGGCTTTACAGATCACCCCATCTTGGTAGCACTGTACACATACCGGATTGCTTTCAAGGAACCGCCGTGACAACTTGCGCCATGCTGACGACTTGTAGAACTGCTGGTACTTACTCTCATCTGAATCGTACATGCGTTTGTGATACCGCCACTTGTTAGTTGCCTTGCGGTGCTTCTCGCAATAGCGTGTGTCATAGGCAACCAACGTCCGACAACCCGGGTGCTCGCATTGCTTCATTGGCTTAGCCATGACCGTTGACCTTAGTTAGTGTGACCACGTCATAAGCATTCATCTCGCTATCAGAACTAACGCCAGCAACGCGATACGTCACCCCATCTAATATTGCTTCCAAGGTTGTCGTGATTCGATCGTCATGGCGTACCGCAATTAGCTGGTTAGTTGTCGCAGTCGTACCAGTAAGGCTAATAGTGTTACTGATGGTCAACGTATACTCACCACACCAGACAGTGAACAGTGGCACGAATTGTTGCTTGGTTGTGCCGTTTATTGGATTTTCAACTGACTTGACGGTGCCAAACTGTACCCGCTTATTTAGTCGGCTTAGATTATAGTTCTTCATTAGTTAACCTCACTTGTAAATAATCATGGCGCAATATTCTGCAGAAGAAGAATCTAGGTCTGCCCCAAACGCGTTACTTGAAAACTTAATGTCAATGACATTGTCACTATCAATCCGGTTGGCTAATTCTCTGTTAATTGCTCGGTCTAAATCTTGTACAGACATTTGCATAATCGTTTTTGTTTTAATCATTATAGTTAGATCCTTTCTATCATGTTAATCATCTAATTGTTCCAACATCTTGTACGCATTTTTGCGTTGTTCTTCATCGCTTAAAGGATTATTCAAAACTTGGCTTGAAACGTTTCGGATAACGTAGGCGTCAGCTAACCAACCTTGACTTGATTTCATAAAGTGATCGTCACTAAATTGTGCATAAATGGGGTACATGAGTTTTAAGTCTCTTACAGTTTCTGGCTCATATTCTCCATCTTCATTTGGGGTAAAGTTCCCAACCAATCCTTTATCTTTTGCTTTTTGAGTTGGATCACCATTTTGATCTAAAGCACCTTCTTTAATCAAGGCTCTGTAAATACACGATTTCAATTCGTTAACTCTATTTGAGACAACTGGTCCATATTGTTTAACGTAAATGTCAAAAGCTTGCTCAACTAAACTTGGATAAATTACTTTCATTTTTCCTTTTCCTCCTGTACTGGAAATGTTCATTTTAACGTGGTACACGTGGTACACGTGGACAATCGTTGATATAACAACGTTTCAAAGTGCCCTAACGTGGTTCATTACCCGGTACAACGTGGTACACTTAGCATTTTCGATCATTGTACGCGGACATATCCACGTGGAAACTTGCCGTTCATTCTAATTCTTTTAGCTTCCCAGCCGTCCATATTGTCCATTAATAGCTTGATTCGCTTAGCTTCCGAGTTTGTTCGCCCGGTTAAATAACGATCGACTGTTTTATGGAAGACAACTTCCATGATTTCCAGAGTTGTTGTTTGGTTGAGTAGTTTCCGTTCATTACTAACTTGATCTTTTAGCCACTTAGAATGATGGCCGTAGTCACTGACATAGCTTTGTTTTAAGCCGGTACTCATGTTTTCCCAATCTGTGGGAACTTCCATTGCTAAAAACTCTTCGATAGCATCGCGCATAGGGTCGACAGTTTCCGCAGCCATCTGATACGCCTTAGCCTCTTTCATGGTGGCCTGATCCAGATATAGCGGTTCGCCATTCCTAAACCAGTACGCGGCTTCCGCCAATACTTGAAGCATGTAATTCTCGTCCGGGTGCCATACATCTAATTTGGCCTTGTTGACCCCACATTTAATTGGATAGAAGCGCCGTTCACCGGTCGCGTCCTTTAAATAGTCGGTTTGGTTAGTTGTGCCAATAAATACGCATTTACGTGGGTGCGGTAACGCATAGCGGCCATAACTGTTCCGGTATGTGTCGGATTGTGCACTAATAAAATTTTTAATTCCCTCAATGTCCGTTTTCCTCATGGCGGAAAGCTCGGCAACTTCAATAATCCAACTACCTTGTAACTGTTGATAATCGTCTTTCTGCTTACCCATTCCTTTCAACGAATCATTGAATTTATCAGGGTATAGATTTTTACCAGCCGTACTCTTGCCAAGTCCTTGGCTTCCCTCTAAGATAGGAACAATTTCAAACTTAACGCCGGGTTCATAGGCCCGAGCAACAAGACCAGTTAGCCATTTCTTAGTGATGGTGCGGGTATAATGATTATCTTCGGCACCTAAGTAATCAATGAAATAACGTTCAGCACGTGGCTGGCCGTCCCATTCTACCGCTTCAATACGAGCCTTAACCGGATTGATTGTCTTGCGGCGTGCCTCTGTAACTACCGCGTCGGTAATGTTTTCCTTGCTGAATAACAAGTTGTAATGATCTTCAATATAGCTTCTCAATAACGTGTCATCACTATCATTCCAAAAACCTTTTTTGAACAGTGAATTTTCTGCTTGTGGTGTTTTGACAATTTGTTCCGAGAACTCGTCAAATGCAACTAGCCCTTTCAACATTTCGTCATGTTCCATAATTAAGCGGATATTGTAAAGAGACTGTGTTTTAATTCCATCGTCCGAATTCTTTTTGAAATCGTTCTGCCAATCAGCGTCACGTTGCATTTTGATAACATTGTTGGCCGCTTCTTGGGTCTCTGCTGGTAAATCCATCGCTTTACCCATTAATGAACCCCCTTACTCTCTCGTTTTAAAATGGATTGAAAAATTACATTAACCTCCTTGCTTGGTAGCGCCGGATCAACGAACGAATCATTAATCACTGACAGCATGTTATAAACTGTCTTGGGATCGGCACCGACACCAAACATTCGACCAGCAATTTTAGTTAACCAAGCATTGCGATTGCCTTGGGTTGTCCCGGTTACCATTTCATCTAACAAGCGACCGGTATACTTCTTTTGGCGTGTGGCATAGGCGCGTTCTGACGTCCAGTTCACTTTTTGGCCCGCCAACTTATCGACTAACCATTGAGGAGCTGGCTTAATATCAGCTAAGGTTCGCCCATCTAAGGATTCATACATTTTGCCGTTAATCTCACTTGGTGCAATTACCGTGAAGTCACTCAGCAAGTCAATGCCGGGCCAAACGTCAATTTTGCGAACCTTAGCCCCCGCGTATTTCAAAAAGTAATGCACACCGCCGTTAGCCGTCCGTTCAATGTAGGTGTATTTCGGTAATGTCAGTCCTTGCTTAAATAGTTGTACCAAGCTATCCCGACCATTTTTAGTTGGATCGTGCATATCAATGTCAACAACCAATAAATCCGATAAATCTAGCCGTAAGCCTAAGTTGTAAGTCGGGTGCTTTTTGAACCATGCAAAGATGGTATTCTGGTCACTAGTTGCGGCTCGGTAGCCGGCCACCCCTTTAGGTGGCTTCTTCGTATTCTCAATTAGTGGGTAAACCGCATAGCCTTGTTGGGCCAGCTCAATGGCTTTATCAAGCGTTGCGAACTCTTTCATTTTTCAACACCGCCAAACATATTAAGCTCATCAATATCTGTATAGTGATTTTCTGCATATTGCTTTATGACAGTGATTAGTCCACTCAATTTTTCGGAATAATCTATATTGTTATTAACGAAGTATTCATAGACAAAATCATCTAAAGCCCCTATTGAAGTTACGAGTGATCCAGCCTCAAGCGCTAGTTCATCTAAATCTTTAGTTTTCTTCATTACAAATTCCCTTCATATAACCGTGCTAACGTGTTAAAATAAGGGAAAGCATATTTTGGATTATTTCTTCGACCTACTGCCGTCCAAAGCAAAGTAGGCCTTTTTTGTATGCTTTCCCATGCGACTGACCTCACATTCCAAAATACCGACGCGGGTTCTTGATTAACTTAACCACCACGTTGCCAATAAACGACACAATCATAAATTTGATTGCCCATAAGATTGTTGTTGCTATCATGAAATCACCTCCCAAAATTTGTCTACCCCCGCACGGTGAAGTTAAATCTTATTGGTTTCCATAAATTTGTCAGCGTCTTGCTTATCAATACGTTTAGTGCCATTGATTATAATTACATGTAACCCTTGCTGAATATACTTTTTTAAAGTATTACGAGATTTAACATTTAAATATTGGCACGCTTGGCCTAAATTCATATATTTTGGAAAATCATTCATAAATTTCACTTCCTCACTAAAAAATCTAAGAATATTAGATAACAAAAACATGATATATCTAATATTCTTAGATGTCAATATCTATTTTTCTTAGATATTTGTTGCCATTTACTCTAAATTACATGTAAAATGTATTCAGAGGTGATAAATTATGCCAACAAATAGATTAAAAGCTTTGAGAGAAAGTCACCACTATACTTTGGATCAAATGGCACAAAAAACAGGTATAAAAAGAGGAACTATTAACAACTATGAAAATGGGAAAACAGAACCAAAACTTGAGACTTGGAAAAAACTAGCTAATTTTTTTAACGTCTCGGTCAGCTATTTGCAAGGAATTGAGCCAAGCTATAAAAAAATGAGTGATAGTGATTTTAAAGAATTTCAAAATTTCGAAAAAAATCATACTGATTACGAAACTACTAATTACCTAAGACTCAAGAGTCTGTACTCACTAGATATTAATGAAAATGCCGGTTGGGAATATGAAAAGCATTTAACTGACCAGCAAATAGATAGTATGCTATCCGCGATTAGTGATGTATTCAATAGCAGGCTAGCTTATCTTGGAAATGAATCCAAACCAGATCCTAACATTGAAAAGTTCTTTTCAACTTTCAATAATTTATTAAATGAACTTTACTCTGCAGCTTTAAACGTTCATATGCCTGGCTATGACGATTCAAAACATGGAATTGATTTTAAAAAATTAGAATCTATAATTTCTCCTACTGTTTCAAAATTAAGAGAGGTTAACAAAAAAATGAATGCAGAAGAAGAAAAACAAGATGAGGAATATTTTAAGAAGCATGGTACTTATCCTAAGCACTAG